CGTTGCCAAGAGAGTTTGTTATCCGAGGATTAGCGACGGTCAAGGCCTTTGTGCGGTCTGCGTAAAGCGTGGCAAGAGTAATCCCGTCGGTCAGGTAAACCGTAAAGTTGGTGCCAGCCAACGGCCTACTAGTAGTTACTGCTAAGAACGGAGCGCTGCCCCAATGTCCTGCAAATCGGTAAGCCATTATGTTCCTCCTTGAAATCTTCGTTGAAATGCTAGTTCTCTACCGACGGCAGCAGCAGTTGAAACTGGGTCTTGGCCAATCACGGTCATGGAGCCAATGACGGGAGAACCGCCTCCGGAATTAACTTGATTAATCTCTAAACGCGATGAACCCATGGTTGCTAAATTTGAACCTGCTGCAACAGAAAAGTTAGACCCCGTTGTTGCCAGTTGCGAACCTAACCCTGAAAGCGCCTTGGTGGTTAGCGGAACGCCTTTGCCGATACCTACTGCTATTCCTTGCGATATAGGAAGCCCAACTGTGTCAGCAAAAAGTTTGGATGGAGAACCAATGCCAAGCCAAGACTTTGCCGCATCCCATCCCCTTTTAACAACTGACAGGAGCGCGTTTTTAATTCTTTCGGGGGCGCTTTTAATGCCGTCAATTATGCCGTTTACGATTTGTTTGCCTATATTAAATGTCCACACGGCTACATCTCCGATTGCGCTTACGATATTCCACGGTAAAAGAGTAAACCAATTAAACAAATCAACTGCTTTGCCAACTACGCCGCTCAATATTCCTTCTATAAACGCCACCCCTTTGGGAAACATTAAAGCCGCAACATTTCCCAAGAATCCTAGTATTTTAAGCGGCAGTTCTAGGAAAAACTGAAATACTTTAGGAGCATAACTTACGATGCCTTTGAATAAAGCCGTTATTATGTCTAGCCCTATAGGAAACGCCCAAGAAGCAATATCACCTATCAACTCAATGATTTTGCTTGGCAAATTAAGAAAGAAAGCCAATACGGCGGGTGCTGCGCTCGTGATGCCTTGCCCTAAGGCAATTAAAGCGTCTTTGCCTGCTTCTAGAAGTTTGGGTGCAATTTCTTTAACTCGAATAACAATTTGTTCCCACAACTTGTCTAGATTTTTAACGTAATATTTAGCCTTTCCTAACGCTTCTTCAAAGTCAAAAGCATCAATGGCATCGGTTAATGGCTTTATAAAATCTTTGATTGCTCTTCCAATATCTTTAATTACGCTTAAAAACTCTTTAAATATGTCTATATCAAATAGTTTCTCAAAAACTTTCTTTAATAGGAGAATTGGAGCCATAGCCAGCAGCATTACTTTTCCTATTGGTTCTAAAATAGGCGTAAGTTGCGAAAAACCTTCTGCAAGCAAAGTAATAAACGGTATTGCTTCTCCCAAAACTTCACCAAGTATTTTTCCAAAACTTATAGCAACGGGAGTAATGGCTGTAAATAGTTTTTGCATTGGTTCGACTAGCGGCGCTCCAACTTTTGACAAATTACTCATTATTTCCGCTTTAAGCGCTTTCATTTTAACGGCACTTTGGTCGATTCCCTTTTGAAATTCGTCGCCCAATTGAGTTCCGGCTAGTTTTCCAAGTTGAACTTTGGCTCCTGCTGCGGTTTTGTCCATGTCCGACAAGGTTTTAGAAACATTGGTTGCTGCTTCTGCTTGCTCTTTTGTCAAAGTGTTTAATGTGCCGGTACGAACCGCTGCTGCTTCCGAAACCATCCCAAGCGATTCTAGTTTTGTTGCCCACGCTTCAGTTTTTATTTCGGCGCGAGTTAATGAAATGTTATATTTCATTAGTCGCGGACCGCCTCTTCCTAGCATTAGGTTAAAGCGCTCTTGAACCGACCCCGCCTCGCCCAACGCTGGATTTAATGCCACCGCCCTGAGCGCAAGCGCCGAAAGTTGTGTCGACAGTAGTGCTGCTTTGTCGACAGCAAAACCCGCTCCAATTGCTTGCTCGCCCGTAGCCGCAGCGGCCAATTTAAGCGCCGAGCCACTAACGCCTGCCTGTATTGCCAGTTCTGACAAATCGCCCGTCAATCCCCCCACGTTGATGGCTAACGGTGCTTTGGCAAAATCGCCAAAAACTATTTGAAGTCGTTCTGTTGCTTCTTGTGACTTCGATGCTTGGTCATAAAGCAACGCAAATGCTCCGCCAATTCCCAATGCTGCTCCAACCACGGGAGCCGCTTTTGGCACTAGTTCTACAAACGCCCCACCCAATGCGCCGATGTTTCCTGTTGCGATTGAGGATGCTGCCGACAATCCGGATTCCGCTTTTGTGAGGTCATCTAAATTGAAATCTGACGATTCAGCCAAATTATCCATTGATTCCGTTAACGCGTCTACATCTTCGGTGGCTGATACTACGTCTTCCGTCTCAACGGTTAGCGGAACGTCTATTGGGTCTACTTGACGAATTTCGTCTATTAAAGTAGTGGCTTCTTCTAGCGAATTGGTGTCAATTTCTATCGTAAGGTCAAGCGGAGCATTTTCAAATTCGGTTGTAAAATCGTTTATTGTATCTGAAGCCATTTCCGTATCGGCTATAACTTGCAACTCAATAGGTTGAACAAGTTCGAGCAATTGTTCAATATTTCGTTCAGCGCTAACTGTGTCAATCGAAAGTTCTATGTCTTCTTCAAAAGATTTAAAAGTCTTGCTAATATCTTCTTGAAAACTTTCCATCATGTCGCTGAGGGCATTGCCCATATCGTCGATGGCTTCAAGGGCGTCGCGAATTGTCAGTTGTAAATCGACTTCTAATTCGGCCATTTCACCCGCCCCGTATTGTATTCATCAAATTAAGCACATCAGCATCAGGTTTTGCTTTGTCGGCTTCCGGCTTTGGCCCGTCACCTTTGTGATGAGCAACACGTTCCGCCAACAAATCGCGTTTGTTTTTAGATGATACAGGCTGATTTGGTCTACCTTGTCCGCCATCGTCTTTTTCAGGCCGCTCATAATCAGAGCCAAACGCCGCAGCGAGTTGCCAAAGTTCCATTTCGTCAATGTCTAGGGGGCTGAAGCCCAATTGCGCTCCGGCGTGGTACAGGTCTGCGTCTTGCTGCAAATAAGTGCCGTCGTATGGCGTTTCAACTTGCCCGTGGCTACCGCCAGTTATTGATTCAAGCCACGGACTTGAGGGGATTTCATCCACACCGCCATTAGGCTTGGAATAATTTCAGAATCAAACAACCACAGCGGCAAATCGTCATTTGGTGGCAATTCTTTTTCCGCATTACCAAGCGTTTCAAAAACTAAGTTCCACCATTTTAACAAAGCGTCTTCGCGCTCTTCGTGGTCTAATTCTGAATAGGTGCCGTCGGTTTTTTCTTCGGACTTCCCCATTTCCATTAAACTTTCTCGAATTATCCGGAACTCTTTGATTTTTGGTCTACGCAAAGTGAATGCGATGCCATCAATGACAAACTTGACTGTTCCGTTTAATTGAGGGTCAAACGCATCTTCTTTGGCCATTTGGCTCCTTCGTTATGAACCGGCACACGGTCCGGCATCTGACAACATGACATCAACGGTGAATTGCCAACCAGCAGTTCCGCCGCTAGGAGCGATAGGAGTTATTTCCCCAATCGCTACCCCGTCACATCCTAGTCCTGAGATTAGGTCACCGGCGGCACGTTCAGCAATGATGTGAGAGTAGAGCGCCCACGCGTCAAGCATTAAGTCCGCAGCGGATTCGTCAAGCGCCGTGTCAGTTGGAGGAACTCCTCGGTCATTAGGAACAGGAACACACCGAAACAGTTGAATCGCAAACTGAGCAACGGCCATTATTTGACATTGGTTTGCTCCGGGGGTTCTATTGGTGCGGGGGCTAACTGGCCGAGTGCCTATCTTGGAAAGATGCACCGTCAATTGGCCGTGGGTATTTGCGCAGCCATCGACCACGGGTACTCCGTGAGCCACATAAACGCGCTCCGGCTCCTCATGGCCGGTACAAGCCTCCGTGAGACCATTCTGTGCGGTAGAGAGTAAGTCTGACGCTACTCCGTGGAGATAATTAACGGGCATCGGGTACCTTCGATTCGGCGTTGCTTACTATTTCAAACCATTCCAAAATTGTTCTATCCCACCAATGATTTCCTTCTTGTCCGGCAACCGAGGTAAAGAACACAGTTCCACCGGCAGCAGGCCAGTCAAACACTAACGCCTTTGCTTGGGTAGGATAAATCCTTTGACCCATCGGGCCGTAAATTCCTGTTCCTTCGTTTTGCCAAGATGAATGCTCGGCAGAACTTGTGACGGTAACGCTAAAAACGCCTTGAGTACCAATGTCTACATCGCTAATAGAAATTCCGTCGCGTAGTTCTCCGGAGCGGGCGGAGGCGTGTTCTTTTGCTTTCATTACAAATTCGTCGCCAACTTCCATAAGAGCATTGATTGAAAGTTCGACAAGAGCGCGTTCAATGTCTTCGGTATTTATAGTTTCCATAGTTACAGATTAGTCCTCTATTTCGACAGATTTTCCGTCAATCACCATCCGGCCTTCGAACATTCCGTCAATCACGATAAGCCTGTCGTGGTTGTAGGCTCTAGGTTCATCAAATTTAGGATGCCCCCAATCGTCATATTTATAAGGTATTTGAACGGCTTTGCTTTCGTTTTTTTCCATGTCTATCACGGTCACCACTAAAGCCTCCCCGACCGTAAAGTCTCCCGATTCAAAGCGCAGCATCAATTCTCCGGCCTTTGGCACGATTTCGTCATCAGCCATGTTTTGGTAAAACGAGTCGGCAATCAGCGCTAGGCAGGCTACTTCGTCTACTTCGCTTTGGTCGACAATAGTTCTAAATGCTTTTATTACGCCTTGGCGTGAAGTCGTCACTCCGGTTTCTATTTGCTGGTCAGAAAATAAGACAGATACCATATATGGTAAATCGCACGGGCCGTTGTTGTCTTCACAGGTTTCGTGCTTTGTCGCTTGAGCGACCCAAGAAAGAATTTCTAAAAACAAATCCTTGTTCATTTTTCCTCAATCATCATGAGGAAATAGTATCTTATTTAGGTGTCGGTTCTTCGCACCCTTGCGCCAACATCGGGTGACGCAATTACAGCGCGCCTAGTCCGGTTATTTGGGTTAAACGTGCGAAGAAATAAATCTACACTATAAATCCCAACTTTTCCTCGTTCTAAAAAGTCAAACGGGTCAAGCACGGTCATCGAAATCCCTTGACGAGAAATATTTGTTATTCTTTCCGGCAATCGACAATCGCCACCGGCGCACAACAGCGCTAATTCGCAGGCTAAGTCTATTGCTGCGCGTTGTCCGCTTTCGGGGATGTCTTTGCCGTAAGTAAACTGAACGCTCCAAGTGTTGGGGTCTGTATCAGGAAGCCGCAAATCTTGGCAGGTTGGCCAGCCATAGCCAGCGGGTTCGATTCTAACAAGATAGCCGTAATCGTCAACTCTATAATCGGTTGCAGGAATAACGGCTCCATCGATTTTTACCTGCGTAACTTCGCGTAAAATCTCAACGCCTAATTTTAATTCGCTAATTGAGCCGCACCCGCCGTCGCGCCAAGGTTCGTGATTTGATAAACAAATTCCCCAATAAGAAGAATAATTGCTATTCATTCCATAACGTGAAAATGTGTTGCGCCACCATTGTGGGATTGGATACCAAGATGAGCGAGCGCACGGGCGAACTTCTCCCTCGCACTCACCGCTGAATTGACGACCGCTTAAATGAAACAGTATTTCGCTTGCTTGCGCGATGGCAGATTCAATAGCCTCGTCGCTAACTGTTCCTTCGTCAGAGCAGCGCGAGCAAGCGCGTACATCTTCTAAAGTTACCCAGTCGCTACACGGACCGTTTCTTGGTGCTGCCATTTTTCTCCTTTGGCTTACTAGGCGCGGCCATCATGACCGCGCCCAATAAACAGTTTAGGAGGCTGCGCTCGGTACGTTGATGAATCCACAACTTGCAGTTGGCAACGTGTCGTCAAGGAACCAACCAGCAGAACTGGTGATTCCACCAAGAGCAACGATGTCCGAAGGCCAGTCATCGAACGGTCCGTTTGCAGTAATCCGAGGGTTGTCGTTTCCGAATCCCTTCACAGGTACTGTCAGAACATCGTTTTGCAGCGAGAGTTGTCCGAGTTGGAATTTCACACTCGGCATTACCCAATGCCACCAAGTTTCGGCAGTTCCACCGTAAACAGGTGCGGTCGCTTGGTAACTTCCATCCCACGCTTTAGTCCAAAGTTCTAACGAAACACCGTTAGAACATTCAGTTTGGGCTTCGGGAAGTTGGTAGCCAATTGAGTCGCCGGATGAGATGTCAATGATGTTTGAGCCGCTAGTCAAAAGACTAAGCAGTTCGCTATCAAGTTGACACAAATCCATGTCAAGAGTAACTCGCTTAACGCGGTCACAGTCTTTGTAGGTTTGGCAAATAGCACCACAACCGTTCTTGAGAGTAAACTCGTCGCCCTCTTCAACCTCAACTTGAATTTGAGCCTGAATGATAGCGTCGGAAACGTATCCGTTATTGGCTCCGGATTCAGGCGAGCCAGCAGCGTCTAGTTTCGCCACGCGCAACGCGCAAACTTGGAGCGAGCCGTAACAATGCGGTTCAGCCATTTTTATTTCTCCTTGTTATGTGAATAGTGAATCTAATTTGACATTTATTATTGCCTTGACGCACGGGTCGAACACCACCGCAGCGGTTCGTTCGGCTCTTACGACAAGATTGTTTAGTCGCGTGTCTACATCGCTATCGGCTGGTGAGCCTGCGCTGTTGTCGCGACTAGAAGTTTCTTCCGCACTAGTAATGCGCGTTGGTCCGAGATATACGGCAACCATTCCGGTGACCGCAGCGTGCGAACGAGTTTTGTTTACAGGGTCGCCGTCGTGTGCGCCTGAATAACCTGACCCCGGAATTACTAAAGTTCCTTGGCAAGTTCTAAGTTGGCGACCACTTGGTGATGGGGTTACTAAATATTGCGAACACCAAGCGGCGACCACGCGTGGTTGCGCGTGGATAACAGGGATTCCTGAAACCTCAGAACCCGCTTGCTCTAACTCGCCTAACGCTGTAACGATGCCGCTACTTGATAAAGAAGTTGGTGAGTTTGTGATGTAATCATTTGGGAAACCGCCCGCTTGCGCGACCGCTCCGCTCCAAAGTTCTTCTTCAATCATTGCTGATTGCTTTGCTTCAAGTAAACGGCGAGCGCGGGCTTCGGCTTCTTGTGCTAAGAATCCAAAGGTTGAACACTCGTAGCCTGTCCAAATAGTAAATGAGCGAAAACGATGAGTCTCGGCTTGTTCGCCTACTACTTTTGTTCCGTATTCTTCTTCCGCGCTAACGCCTTCGCCCTCAGGGCAAATCCACCAATACGGGTCGTCAGGCGGAGCGCAAGCGTCGGGTCGCCAAGTTAATCCGCTACCCCACTCACGGTCATTTGGTTCGTTGTTTACGATTACAGAACTAAGTAGAGAAACTTGACGAGGAGAAGCCGCGCCGTACGGCATTTCAACCACTTTTGCGGGCGCAAATGTAGTTTCAGTTGTAGGCACGGCTTACTCCTTCGTTAAGTATTGGTTGTAATTATTACGATGCGTCGCAGATGCTAGTGGCATCTACTGGTGCAGCAGCGCTACCGTCGGCGCAAATCGCAGAACGAACGCGGTAAGAGAACAACCCACGGAAGGCTGTGGCTTCAAAAGTCTCCACAAACAACCGATAGTCGTTGGTCTCGTTGAGCGTCGAATCGCGCACCAAACCGAGGTCAAGAGTTCCACCATCCAAGAAGACATGAGCGCCTTCGTGGAACATGAACCATTCGACCGTAGCGGGGAAGTTACGAAGGTCTGCTCCGGCACCTTGAGCAGCAAATTGCTGACCAGCGCCCGAACGGGTGTCTTCGTAAAACGAAACATTGACGTTGAGAGCAGAGAAGTAAGCGCGAATGTCGCTTTCTCCAATAACTTTCAGTTCAATATTTCCCTGCCGGATAATGTCTGACTGAATTGATTGAACAACCCATGCCGGAATCATCACGCGCAAGCGAGCGTTAGGAGCAAGCCGTTGCCGGTTGCGCTCTCCCGCTGCTAGTTGCGCAATGTAAGGCAGAAGGTCACGCGTGGTTCCCAAGACCTGAGTCGTGGTAACCGCTACGCTGTCTGCGTCAATTGAGTCAAGCAGTTGAGTCTCGGCAAAGCGACTGTGTGCCGCCGCTGTGTTTTTAATCCAAGTTTCAACATACTCAGGAAACGCACGGCTCGTGAAGTTACCAAACTGGATTGAGCGGTAGATGGCCTGCGTAAGCGCTTCCACCGTTTGTCCACAAGCAACAACCTGCGTGCTTTTGATTGATTCTCCGGGGCTTATGTCGGTAGCGTTATCCCACGCCCCAACAGCACCGCCGTTTGTGTCGACGAGAACATCCGCCAAGTTTGGTGGAGTCACGAAGCGAATTCCGCCTCGGTCTGCAACAAAACGCGGAAGAGAATCGCGGACTGGCCGTTGCGCTCCGGACAACTGCTCCAAAGAGTAGTCGTTCTCGGTTGGCGCACAGAACCCACCACTAGCAACGAGACTGTCAGTCCACGCTGAAGGCGACATAGCGCTTGCAACGATGGCTTCAATCTTTTCTGTGTTGCTAACGGTGCTGTCATTACGAGCCAAAGTGCGGTCGGATGACAAGTCAAGCGATTGACGGCCTAAGCGAACTCGCTCAGTACCTTGCCCCGAAAACGCACCAAAGTCTTCGCGCCGTGAGATAAGTAGTTCTGCAAACTGGCGAACATTAAGTTCAGACCCGTCGGCAAGGCTACGAATTGTGTCACTTTGCGCTGGCATGGTAACGACCGGAGTTTGGCTTGCAGGCCGCAAAGCCGCAAGGTCACTAAGCGACGGCGATGGCAAAATTTCTACCTCGGCTGACGCAATGATTAACTCAGGTGCTTCGGCAACAATGGCTTCGGCTTCGGCAACTACTTCTGCTTCTGCTTCGGCAACCACTTCGGCTTCGACTTCTTCAACCACTTCTTTGCCCGCAGGGCGGATAATGGCTTCGAGTTCGTTGGCCTCAGCAAGATTGGCTTCTGCAAAAGCAATTCGACCAGCAGCCTCGTCACGAATTGATGTGATGGCTTCGGTGATTGTGCGCAGACGAGCCGTGTCGTTTGGCTTTACTTCTTCTACTTTACCTGAGCGGATGTCGTCAAACAGATTAGTTAATGCGTGTTCAACATCGGACAGGGCTTGGTCGCTTAAATCTTTTGATTCTTTTGCGTCGCCAAGAATTTCAGTTAGGTCTTTCATTGGGTTCTCCTCATTACGAGTCTGTGGCGTTTACACGCCAAAAATAGGACAGACGAGCCGCTGAGGGAAGCCTAGGGCAACCTTCAGCAACCACAGCGAGGCCATGGTTGCTGCATCGGTTATTAGTATGACACATTGATTAGAAAAATTCTAATCAGTTGCGGCCACGCAAAGTTCTGCGTCAATCAAAGCCGCTGCCGTGCGGCCATAGGTGCCTTGCAAAGACCACGCTTGGCCGGAATCAATCAGACTTTGGAACAGGGAAAGTATTCCCTCTTCGTCAAGTTCTCCCAATTCATATGAGACAATATCGCTCACAATGTCGTTTTTCATGTTTTCACCTCCTTTGTTGTGCCAGTTAGGGTGTTGTTACTAATCGACCTGCGCCCCTGCGTCGCGCAGGTCTGCGTAGGTTAATCCTGAGTCACGCAGGTCTGCCATGAAGAAAGTTGCGCCTTTGTAAGTTGCGCCAGTTAGGTCTGCTTGTCGAAAATCAACCCCGTTGAGATTAGCCCCGTCAAGCACAGCGTAGGACAGGTTTGCTCCATACAGGTCTACTCCGCCCAAGTTTGCGCCGGTTAAATCTGCTTTGTGCAGGTTTGCGCGACGCAGATACACGCCTTCTAGATTTGCGCCAGTTAGGTTTGCTTTGTGCAGATTTGCCTCGTTCAAGACTGCGCCGAACAGGTCTGCGTAGGTTAGGTTTGCGTAAGGCAAGTCTGCGCCGGTCAAGTCTGCGCCGGTCAGGTCTGCGTTAAGCAAATTTGCGGATGGCTCAATTTTGACCAAGCCTTTTGTCAGGTCGTTCGGGTGTTTGATTGGTGTGAATTTCATGTCGCTATCCCTTCTTTGATTACGCGAACATTGGCAACATTTGTAAAGTGCGGTTCTCCGGCTTCCGTCTTAAGGCCAATCTTGACCACCCCGTAAGCGTCTTTCTCGGGCGATACCCAAAAGATAACGCCGGTCGTACCCTTAGGAACCTTACGACCCTTGAAAACCTCAACGGTCTGACCTTTAACAATCCAACCCTCGTTAATTGCCGCAGCCTTCCCCCCCAAGTAGATTTCTACATCTTCGTCAGAGTGATAATGCGGAAAGCGGCGACCGTAAGTGCGATACTCGCCAAGATAACGATTTCCGGCTTTATTGGTCAGCCATGCGACTTTTTCCCCACATTTGTCACATTTGAATTCTTTTCCGTTTGGCATTTTGCCTCCCTCTCTCTACACCCCTACACTAGCAGACATCCAGACCGGTTGCAATGACCTATAAAATGTTGCTATTGCTTGTTTTTAGCATCGTTGCATTGGGCAATCAAACCTGCTAGTGTAGGGGTGTAGGGAGAGAAGGCCAGCAAACAAAAGGAGCGGCAACATGAAAACAAAAGAAATCATCACCCGATTTGATTCAAGCGGCGACTATACCGCCTTGGCCGTGGGCGACACCGTTCAAGCCAAAGCGTTTGGGTTTTGGTATGACGCCAAAATTGTGTCGTTTGGGAGCAAGTTAATAAAAATTGAATACACCTCCGGCACGGGAGTGACCCGCCAAAAGAGCGTGTCATTTTCAATAGATAAGCCGGAAGCGGCGACTTTGCGACTTCACCCGAAGCCGTACAAGCAATAAAACCTAGCAAAGGGAGGCAACATGAAAAATGAACTTCGACCGTTGAGCGAGATTGCTTACGAGATTGCTGACGAGTGTTCAGGCAAGGCGTGGTACGCGCCTGCCGAGGCGTACGTGACGCCGTTGCAATCGCTCACAACCATCACGGATTCTTATTTTGCGGATTCCGCCGAGAGCATCGTAGCGTATGCTCTATCGAACCTGACTTCTTGGCGTGGAGAGAAAGCCAAGGCTGTCAAGGCTGAATTAAAACTGCACTTGAAGTCGGCCTAGTTTACAGGTCTAAATCCGTTAAAAGAAAATCTACAAGATTAGGATTGCGCCGGAGCGTATCAAGTAGCCACGGCGCAATCCGACGACACCATTGCTCGTCGGCTTCGGCGCCGTATTGCTCCTGTAATCCGGCCAAGTCCGACAGGGCGTGCAATAATTCGTGAACTAAAGTTTCTCGCACAACTCCCGTTGCTCGCTCATTTATTTTTATGATGAGTTCGCTATGGTCGGTTTCGCCATGGTCACCACCAAGTTGTCTTCGAGTAGTGACATCCCCGTGAGCGATTGTATAAACATATGGGCCGACCTCTACTTCTTTTGGAAGAGGAAACTTTTTCTCCACCATTATTCAAGCCAAACTAAATGCTCGCTAGTCACGCGCCCTTTTCGAGGGTCAATAAAATGAACCCGCTGAGAAGGATGACCGGTGGCCGCCATAAATTCTTTGGCGTATTGATTGTCTGATTCCGGCGAGCCGGTGATGAAGACTCGTGCGCCATTAGCAAGAGTAAGCGTCATTGGGGTGTGGAAATGACCCAAATAAACATCGGAGTGTTCTTCTAAAACACCCGTCGCCCATTGGTTACATTTTCTTAAAATACCAAAAGCAGGGGTGTTTCCACCGAACGATTTGATTTCGTCACCGTGAGCGAGCATACATTTGTATTTGCCAATCTCCACGATTTGGTACCAAGATGTTTGAGAGTTCCAAGTGAGTCCTTTGTGTTTTGTGGACTCCATCCGCTCCTTGGCTATCTTGTAGGCCATACGGTCGATGTTGTCTCCGCTAGGGTTTTCGCCTTTACGGCCAAGCCGACCGTGGTTTCCTGATTCTTCCCACACAACTACCTTGGGAAATATCTCTAAAAGTTTAGATACCATTTGCTCAATCAGAGCAGAGACTCCAAACAGTTGTTCAAAAAGATACGATTCAATCTCATACACCTGCCCCGGAAAAATGTTCATTCCCTCAACCATGTCTCCGCCGAGCATCAAATGACACTCATTAATTGGGTGGTCGGCGCGTTGTATGTTTGTCAGTTCTTCAACTTTTTGAACAAATTTCATAATTCTTTTTTCGCAAACGGCTTGCGAATAAGATTCAGTACCTTTTCCGTATTGCCAATCGGTTGCGTGAACGAGAGCCACTTCGGCTTTACCGGCAGAAAGTTTAGGAGAAGGAATTGGCGTACCTTTTCCTATGATGAGACTCGCTTCGTAAGCAGCCCTGTAAACCGCATCAATCAGGTCTTGTGTTTTTGCGTTAGATACCTTTAGCCTTTTTGCCAAAGATGCGTTGGTTTTTCTAAGTTCTGCAAGTTCTTCAGCCTCGCGCACTTCATCGCTGAGAGACATGCCGCTCCTCCTTGCACCATCGATTGACGGTATTGAGGTGAACATCTAATCCTCTTTTGGTGAGGACTTCCCAAATCGCTCGCGGGTCTATTGTGGCATCGGCAACAAGTTTGTCGAACTCTTTACTTTCCTCGCCTAGATTTTCTTTTACCCATTTTCTTTTATTGTTATGAGGCACGGGGAGGTTCTTTGCGGCAATTTCTACTTCATCGCTAAAGCCCAATTTTACTCCTCGGTCGGGGATGGGTTTAACCGCTTTCCCCAAGCATAGTGCCTTGCTGACCGAATTAGGGTTTATCGTTCTCCGCAATGGCTTCCGGCACCGTTTGGCCACTTTCTGCGCTTTCGACGCTTGCTTGGTCGGGATTGTAAGCCAAGGTAATTTTATCTACAAGAGACATATCAAAATTGCTCGGAGTTCCCAATGTTCCTTTTAGGATGTCGGTGCTAGGAAGTCGTGGGGAACCAATCGAACCGTCATCAAAAGTAGCGCCCTGAAGAATTGCCCCCTCTAGCATTGCGCCACGCCAGTCTGCGTTGGTCAGGTCTGCGCCGGTCAGGTTTGCGTTGGTCAGGTCTGCGAACCGCAAGTTTGCATTGCTCAAGTTTGCATCTGTAAGCACAGCATCTTTAAGATGTGCGCCTCGTAAATTTGTTTCGCTTAGGTCTGCGCCGTGCAGGTCTGCTCCGTCAAGGTCTTTATTGTGAAAATCGCGACCGCTCAAGTCTGCGTATGGTTCTATTGTTTCGGGGTGGCGGTCGTCACTTCCCCCTGATGTCCATTTGCCACTCTCGTCGCGTTCTTGTTCGGGGCTAAACGCTAAAGCAATTTTATTTACTAGGTCTTCAGAAGCCATTTCTTTTTTCTTCTTTTTTGGCTTGTCGTAGCCGTAGGCTAGAGACTGTTTTAGTTTATCAAAGATTGAAGTAGGCTCATCAAGTTTTTCTTCAGGCTTGGCCACTAGCGCTCCGGCTGCTACTAAAGACATCTGTTCGCCGTCTTCAGCCACAAAAGCGCTTGCACGGATAACTGGAAATCCCGGAGTGTTAACCGCCAAAGCGGCCACCAATTCAAGGTTTCCGTTTATTCTGCGCCAATCTCCCGATAGCGCTGCGCCGCGTAGTTCGCGCACCTCTTTTTCGGTGACTGTTGGGCGGAGCGCCCCTGCAATCCAAATCCCGTGGGTATCTTCTCCGGCTGCAACATCGGCCACGGCTGCGCCTGTATTTTCGTAATGCGAGAGGGCTGCTTTGCCGTTCAGTTTTTGACCAGCGTGCAGCGTGCCGAGGGTTATGACTCCGGTGCGAATCTCGCTCACTTTGTTGCCGTCACAATCGTCGCATTCAACCGCTGTCGAGCCAATTGTGAAGTAGGCATAGTCGGTGGTTGATTTGGGCGCGGTAACGCAAGAGTCGCGAAATCCGGTGTGACAAGTTCCCCATGGCGCTAGGTGGCCAAAAATCTTGCCGTCGTCGGTAACTGTTATAGCCGTGGGCGCCGTTAGGTTTGGGTTCTCATACCACGAGGCGGGAGGAACTGCTGGAATTGCAGAAGCAGTCAGACTCATACGGGGTCTGCGATAAGTGCTTTTCATATTTCCTCCTAGAATCAGGCAATCATAACTTATTTGCGTTCTATTCTCTAATCAATGCAATTCTAGCCATTCAATCATGGCTACTTTAAGGGTAGCGGGCATCGCCTCGTGGCAAACCAAAGCGTATTCAAGTCTTTCTTTTGTTTCCAATTCGGTGGCTGGTGCGCCGCCAATAGCCAAAAACTCGTCAAGATTAATCAGCGGACCGCTGTAGTCCTTGTTGTATAAATCCCACGAATTGCGTTTTATCCAGTCGTCGGCAAGAGGCTTGGCATACTTTTCACGAAGAGCGTCGTAATCAATCATTAGATTTCCTTTCTCATAAGCATCGTACCAACATCAGATTGAAAAGACCTCGCCATCACGGTTACTTCGTACTCGTCATAGCAACCAAAGCCTGTAGCGGGTGTGGCTACGATGTTCTTGATTGGCACTTCGGCAGCCCATACGGTTCCGCTTTCAGAGGCAAATTCGGCAGCAACGGCGGGCTTCGCAGACCAAGACGACAACGGTCTTAGCGAAAGTGTAGTGTCACTACGGCCAACGCCGCGATACAGGGTCAAGGTGTCGTCGGGTTTGTAACCAGCATCGGCAAGTTTTCCTTGGGTTCTTTGATACATTTCGAAAACAACCAGTTCGGCTTGTGTGGATTGTCCTGTGTATTTATTATCCCATCCGGTAGGTAGTGGTGCTTCTTGCCCCAACAACACGCGCGATGCGGACTCCTGAATCAACTCAGCCTTGCGACTATCGTTTGAGGTAATAGCCCATTCGTCGGTGTAGTCACGAGCGGAACTCAAAGAATCCCAACCTGCTCCAAGATTCTGAAACGATGCGGAACTTTCTATTTGTGTTTCAACTTCTATTTTTAGTTCTTTAGGAGAAACGTTATGATTGCCTAAGTCCAAGTCACCTTTTATTTGTGTAGTTAGTAGACCAATTGGCATTCGCTCATTGGGCTTTTTGATTATTTCGCGATTAAAGTATTCAGCGTCTTTAGGGTCAAAATCGGCGCGAGCAATTGCTTTTTCAAGCAAATCCCCATTTGGGTTTTCTCTTTCTGATGGGGGCAGTTTTGCGTCGGTCAGGTCTGCACCCTCTAGTTTTGCAAAGGACAGGTTGTGTGCGCTGGACAGGTCTGCGTTGCGCAGGTCTGCTTTGCGCAGGTCTGCGTAATACATATTTGCGTCGGTCAGGTCTGCGCCGGTCAAATCTGCTTTGCGCAGGTCTGCTTCTTGCAGGTTTGCGCCGGTCAGATTTGCGCGAGTCAGGTCTGCGCTGGACAAGTTCGCGCCGTTCAAGTTTGCGTTAGACAGGACTGCGCCCGCTAGGTATGCGCCGGTTAGGTCTGTGCCTTGCAGGGATGCGCCGGTTAGGTCTGTGTTGTCTAGGAGTGCGCCTTGTAGGTTTGCGCCATCTAGGTCTGCGCGAGACAGGTCTGCGTCGCGCAGGTTTGCGGCGCCTAGATTTGCGCCGGTTAGGTCTGCGGCGGTTAGGTCGGCGTTGGTTAGAATTACGCCGTGCAGGTTTGCGTCGAGCAAGTGTGCGCCGGTCAGGTTTGCGTCGCGCAGGTTTGCGCCAAACAGGTTTGTATCGTCTAGGTCTGCGCCTTGCAGGGATGCGCCTTGCAGGGATGCGCCGGACAGACCTGCGCCCTTTAGGTTTGCGCCGTCTAGGTCTGCGCCGGTCAGGTGTGCGGAGTTCAGGTTTGCTCCACGCAGGGATGCGCCTTTCAGAAATGCGTGGCTCAGGTCTGCGCCGTACAGGTTTGCGCCAATCAGGTCTGCGCCGGTCAGGTTTGCGCCGCGCAGGTTTGCGCCGGTCAAATTCACGCCGGTCAAATCTACATTGCGCAAATCCATGCCGGACAAATCGCGACCGCTTAGGTCTGCACCCGGCACTATTTCCGAAATGTCTACCTTGCCGGTCTTAGGCTCAGATGTGTCACCACTTGAACCCCACTTGCCGTCAGCGCCTCGCGGTTGGTCAGGGTTGAAAGCGGCGGTAAGGGTGTCCGCTGCATGAACGAAATCCCAAAGCCATGTGCCTTCAACAAACTCCGTTACGAGAATTATTGAATCCAATTCATCAGTATTGATGCTTGCAGAAGCGACCAGTCCTTTTTTAGTCGTCGAATCGTTTTGCAAATCTACACGAAATTGACTTATTCGACTGCTGCCGACGGAATCAACGGGTAGAAGTGCAGTTTTTAATGACGGCGTAATCGGATGTCCTTCTTTTAGCAAATCAAAAACTTTTTGCGATACGGCGCGATTAGGGTCGTTGTTAACACGATTAGGGTAATCGGCAGCATGAACCAAAGAATTGGACAGACCTTCAGCAAACGCTTCTTTTTCGTGAGTTAAGGCGTATTCCGATACTGGATGGAAATCTAAACCAGTTCTTCGCGGGTCGGTTAATGTGAAATTTGCTTTTTCAAATTCGGGGTAGGTTTTGTAACTGCCAGCCCAACCCTTTTGTGTATAGTCTTTTGGCGCAAGCGTTGGACTTTCGAGTTCTGGATTATTACTATTTTTTGCTTCGTAATTGACCGTGTAAACCGCCATAGCAATATGACTCATTTCATGTACCGCAGTTCCAAACGCCAATACTTCTGAGTTTCCCTGTATTGCACTCCAATTAGGAGAATCAACGGATTTTTCTAATTGGTTTTGATAATAAAAACTTATTTCGATGCCACCAAGGGCGTTAATTATTGCTTCGCCCCTAACAATACCGTCGTCTTTGCTTTCAAACTCAATTATGTCCACCGATTCTACAACATTGGGCATTTGCTCGGAGGTGAATTTCAAACCTTCTGCATACGCAGTTAAATGATTTAACGGAATTTCCGCACTCTCACCCTTAAATTTAACTTCAGGAAATTGCTCGCGCAGCGATTCAAAAACTTCTTTGTTTGTGCTGCCCCACCGTTTTTCGCGTTCTTCTGCCGTACCGATGATGTTTGGAACAGAATCGGTATTTGTTCGTTGTAATTTCGATTTGGTAATTGGCTGCTCACGCCCGCCACCCGAACCCCATCGCCCGTTCTCGTCGCGCTCTTGGTCAGGGTTGAAGGCAGCGGTGAGGTTGTCGACCTTAAACAACAAATCCCAATTGCCGTTTTCAACCGCCGCTTGAACGGAACCCGTTAATGGCGGGTCGTAGATTGAAACAGGTAGTTCGTGAAGTTCATCGGTTGGTTTTTTCATTCTCACTCCTTTCCCGCAAGAGATGCTCGCTCTGCTTCTAATAAAGAATCACGAGATACATAAAGTATGTTGCCGTCAACATCACTTTTGTAAGAGGGTGCAACATAATAAGTAGTATTTGAACTTATTGATTTTAATAAATTATTGACCGGTTCGGCAGCATTATTTTTTGGAGCGCCGGAGTCGGTTGTTTTTTGCAAAAGACTATTTAAAGCAAAGGCTTCGCTAATGCGTTCGTCAGCGGAAGTTGCTGCGTATTTAGAAACAACGGGAAAATCTTTTGCAAGCGTTTCAGAAAAATCTTCTAGCATTTTTGTTGTTGCACCTGCGGCTAGTTCGCCGTATCCGTCAGCCCTCGGACCAACCAACGGGGGGGTTGCAAAAAGACTTTCGTATGCTGCCGAGTTGGTTGCTATATGCCCCATTTCGTGAGAAGCAACAGTAAAAGCAATGGATATAAACCCATCTTCTTTTTCTTTGCTCCAATCGCTGCTGTAATCGGTCGCTTCTAGCAGCCTTGACATTTGACTTTCGATGTTAAAAGCAAGTCCGTTTGTGCTGGTAGTATAGCCAAGAACGCCTCCTCCTGAATCGCTGAACCGAGAAAACATATTAACCTCAGTTATTTGCTCGGCTAAATTGGGCTGAAGAAGCACTACGTCTTCAATTCCTTGAGCAATGCCTTGCATTGCCAACAAACGAATTTCTTGCGTCGGTACGACGGTTTCTCCGTCTTTGAAATAATCATCACTAAGCCCACCTTGAGCATTAGAACGCGCTTTGGAGTTTGCATTTGGCAACGATGCTTTGATGTTAGCCTTGGGCAGCAAAGTAGATAAATTATTTTTCAAATCTTTTATTGAGGTTCCCCATCTTTTTGTTAATTCGTCTTTAGAATAAGTTTCTATTGCGGCTGTAAATGTTTTTGCGCTCACAGTATATGATGGTTCGTCGCCCCCTGATGTCCACTTACCGTTCTCGTCGCGCTCTTGGTCGGGGTTGAAGGCTAAAGTAATTGGCCAGTAGGAAAAATCTTTTGTTCTCTTCACATCAGAGAAATCTTCCTCTCCAAGATTTTCCCAAATCCCTTCGTCGGTAACGCTCCCGTCTTTATTTACATAGCACGGCCACGGGAGCCACTCGGATAAATCTCTTTCGGGTACATTTGGCATCCAAGACGATTTGTCAACTGCTCCGCTTGCCGCCAACCTGCTTTGAGCGCTGGCAAGAGTTTTTTGGTCTGTGGGCAGAATCGCGTACCAATCTGAATCTAGCAAAAGTTCTCGGCCAAGTTCGTTTCCTTTAGTGCTTTTTGAGACCAAATCATCAGGCAAAATAGTTTTATCGTCGTGAATTATTTGAATAGCACGGGGGTCGTCACTTGCCAGCGCTTTTTCAACATTTGAAAAATCAATATCTTCCCCTTCATCGGTTTGTTTCATATAATCAATTTGGCCGCTTACGAAATCTTTTACATTTTCCCAACTTTCTTCGGTTGGGTAGGCGGCCTTTGCCCAAGCGTAACCGCCAATGTCAATGTTTGCGTGAAAGGCCACAAAGTCAATTCCGTTTTCAGGGTCAAACGCCTCGGCCATAACTGCTAATTGTATGGTTTCAGCAGTACCTAGGTCTTGAAATTCGGCTTCAAGTTGAATTAAACCTAGGTCTAAAATGCCTTCGTTTACAGAAAAACTGATTCGGCCAAGATAATCGTCGTCTGCGTTGTAGATTTTTGCTTCGTAATCGGAATCGTCGTAATCTATGTCTTTTAAAGCAATGTCTTTTTTGCCTAGTTCTTCTCCTATCGCAGAAGAAACTCCCTCAATGGCGATTAAGCCGCTTCCTTTGCTTTCCTGAATAGTTTGTTTTTGTTCCGGAGACAAGGTGACACTATCCAAATTTGTTAGAAAAAGGTTTGAACCAGTTACAATTGCGTCGGTAAAGTCTGCGTTGGTTACAATTGCGTCTTTAAAATCTGTTCCGGTTAGGTTTGCGCCGGTAAAGTTTACGTCGGTTACGGTTGCGTCTTGTAAATCTGCGCCGGTCAGGTTTGCGTAGCGTAGGTCTGCGTCGGTTAAAGATGTCATTATTAGCCTTGCGCTAGTCAAATCTGCGTAAGACAGGTCTGTGCCTTCCAACTTTGACATGGACAAATTTGCTTGGGTCAGATTTGCGTAGGACAGGTTTGCGTCGGTTAGGTTTGTGTAGGACAGGTCTGCGCCGTGCAGGTCTGCGCTGCTGAGGTCTGTGGCGCTCAGGTTTGCGCTGGTCAGTCTTGCGCCGCCTAGGTCTGCGTCGCGCAGGTTTGCATTGGTTAGGGTTGCGTCAATTAGGGTTGCGCCGGACAGGTTTGCGTCTTCTAGGTCTGCGCCGTTTAGGTTTGCGTTGCGCAGGTTTGCGTCTTCTAATTTTGCGTTGGTCAGATATGCGTAGTTTAGGTCTGCGTTCTTTAGGCTTGCGTTGCGCAAGTCTGCGTTGGTCAGGTTTGCGTCGCGCAGGATTGCGTCTTCTAATTTTGCATTGCGCAGGTTTGCGCCGTACAGTTCTGCGCCGGACAGATTCACACCGGTCAAATCCATACCGTACAAATCCATGCCGGACAGGTCGCGACCGCTTAGGTCTGCTCCGGGTTTGATTTCTGACGGGTCTACTTTACCGGTTTTAGGTTCGGGGGCGCTTCCTCCGCCCGAACCCCACTTGCCGTCAGCGTCTCGCGGTTGGTCGGGGTCGAACGCTAGGCTTTGCTTGCTTCCTCCGCGAAACGCTCGGCTATTTTCCGAGTCCACGCGCTTTTTTCTTCCGAGGTCATTTCCGACCATTTCTTGTCCGGTCGGGTTACGAAAACTTCTTGTTTGTCCGCTTGCGGTGAGTCCACCTGTACCTCCTGTTTGGATTTCGACTTCATTCACTACATCGTAGATACTGATTTGGTCGCGAGCAATGCCTTGCTGGATGGCTTCACTTCGGCTTGCGATTTGGTCTACAACGTCGAAGACAATTATACCATCGGCTTTGGCGTGCCACAAGCCGAGCCAAGCCCCACCGTCAAACGCTGCTTCATTTGACTCAATAAAGTCTTTGATTTCATTGGCAACAGCCTGTATTCCTTTTTCGCTAAAAAAATCTTCGGCGGGCATCGTTTGACTTGTGTTTGGAACCGCCACCATGTAGCCATCTTTCGGCACTTCGCCAGTTAGTGGTTTGACCGAATAACCCTCGTTGTCCTTTACCGCTTTTACGATTTTTTCGATTTCCTTGTTTTCGGATGAACCGCCGGAACTCCACCGCCCGTTCTCGTCGCGTTCTTGGTCGGGGTTGTATGCAGCGGTAAGGGAGGTAAAAAGTAAATCCCAATTGTTGTTTTCAACCGCTGCTTGAACAGAACCAATTGCGGGAGGAGCGTAGATTAATTTAAATATCTCTTGGTACGGTGAAGCGCTCGCTGCTAGTGACGAAATTGAAATGCTGCTATCTTTTTCCGCTTCTACGGCTTTGCCAAAATTATGGTGAAGTTCCCTTATTTCTTCGGCTTCGGCAAGCGATTCTTTGGATACCCAAGCGACAATTGGATTGGGGGAAAAAGGGTCTTGGTAGGCCGGTGCTACATAATACCGTGTGCCGTCAGAAGCACCCATAAGGGCTGCACTTTCTTTAGCATTTGGGTCATCAAATGGCATATTTTTGCCGTCGTTCATAGCATACAAGTGTGAATAAGCAACGCCTTCGGCTATTGTTTCGCTTGTTAGTGTTGAAGCGTATTCGCTAACGGAATCAAATCCGCGCGCGTTGTTGTTCATAACATCATCCATTCTTTGGGGAATGGTTGTTGGCATCTCTTTGTTGCCTAAGTCTGAGTTATCAATTTGCTCCTTAACTCGCTGAAAACCTTCTGAATATTCTTGTCCAAAAGTTGCAATATGACCCATTTCGTGAACCACCGTTAAATAACTTGAATTTATGATGTCTTCTCTTCTATCAACTAACGGTTGAAATATTGCAGTTTTCTCTTTTTCATTGTCGGGATACTCCGACATCGGCCATATGGCAAAACCGTCATCAGTTCTTCGTATTCCTGAATTGAATTCACCGGTTTCGGGGTCGGTAAGCATTACTCGCCCTATTTGAGCATCAACTTCGAATTCTAATTCGAATGCTGCGGTAGTAGAACCCAACTGCCCGCTTGCAGCATTTTCGTAATTAAAAGTTACTGAAGCAATTGTATCTCTTAAATTAGGATACTTTTCAAGCGTATCTTCTAATCCCTGCGCAGATGCCCGAATGCTCTGTAATCGGGTGTCATTAATAGAGATGTCTTCACCGTCGCGACTTTTAAAATCAAGCAGGGCAGCGCTTCTATCAAGAATGGGTGGTAAATCTTGCGCTTCAGTAGGAAAAAGATACGGCCACTCTACATTAATCTCGGTATTGGGTAACAATGTTTGTAAGTTCGATTTAACTTCACTAAAGTCTTTTCCCCATCTCTCTTTTAAAACCCATTTATCAAGGTGCGAAGAATCTATTATTTTAGAATCAGAAACATTCTCCATCGGTTTGGCAGTATTTAAAATACTGTCCGTTTTTTCAAGAAGTTCCGACGACTCGCTTGACTTGCTATCTCCCGAACCCCATCGACCGTCAGCGCCTCTCGGTTGGTCGGGGTTGAAGGCTAGAGTTTTTTTTTAGCGCTTTTTGCATCAAGTTTTTTACCAATTTCTTGCAATTGTTCATAGGTGATTACTCCGGTGTAACCGGCAAGCACAACTTGATGGTAGGTGTCGTCTTCAAGAAAACTTGAGTGGCTTTCGTTTATAAATGTTTCAACTAGGTCAAAGTTTTTGTCGCGCTCAATTAAAAACTTGGGCTTTTTGTATTCAAAATTGCCTAAAAATTCTAAAGTTTCTTCCCACGTTTTTTCTTGTTTTGTGTAGGCGTCTAAAGCGTCTTGGACTTTACCCATAATTACCGCTTTCCATCAAAGTTGCGCCTGATTCTTTTGAGGTTGTATTAAAAACGTGCCAATCGGCAAATATTGGCTTTAGCGTTTCAAAAACTGCTTTTGGATTAAAACTTCCGTTATCAATTGATGACCAAATTTCCGACGGAATAAGCCTACCACCACTTGGCATCGTTGCTTCTTTGGCATACCGATTATCGGCGCGTTCCCGTGCTGTTGCAGGGTCGATGTCAACCAAAACCGCCTGAATTGTTTTGTCGTAGGTTCCGCTTTTACTGTTGTCGTTGATAATTCTAATTTTCTCTAAAGTATTTTCCGCTTTGCCCATTGTTGTATCGATAATTATATTCATGCCCTCACTTGCAGCACGCGCTAATATTAATTCGCTTACATACGACGCTTCTTCGTGAGTTCCTGAACTGGCGCATTCCATAGATTTGCAGCCTTCTACCTTGGGGGCTAATCCTCTTTCAGCCAATTCTACCTTTATGTCGTCAGGCGAAATTGCAATAAAGTCAGAACCTTTTCCTATTACTCTCTCAAACTCATCGCTTTGAATAATTGTTGATTTGCCGGAAGCGGGAAGTCCGCCAAGAAGAACCAATTGCTCGTCAAATTTGACACCCCCCCCTCTAGCCTTTTCTAAAACTTTGTCGACCACTTCTTTGTGCATATCCGCTCGCCCCTGAGTCCATGCACCCCATCGACCCTCAAGTCTGTCATAAACGTCAATGGTCGCCATTCCTTTTCCGCCGTCGGCTTTGGGAGTAAACGCGTCGGCAAGAATCGGTTCAATCCTTGCTAACCGCTTTAGACTTTCATCTAAAAGTTTTTGTTCTGAATTACCGCCACCCGAACCCCACCTGCCGCTGGCGTCGCGCTCTTGGTCAGGATTGTAAGCCAAAACGCTTGCTGCTAGGAATTCTCCGACAGCGAGTCTCTCTCTGTAAATATCTGCTGAGTTGATATCGCCGGAGTTGTTGCCAACCCCCGGCACCTTAGCGCCATCAAAATTAGTGCTTGAATTTATTGCCGTTTGCATATCAAAATAAGCGTGTTCTAAATTGCTGTTTGAAAAATCTGTGCCTCTTAGATTTGCATGGCCGAGCATAACGTTATTTAAATCGGAATTAGTTGCCGTGGCGTCTTTCAAATTAGCGCCAGTAAATTTAGCGTGGTTTGAATTTTCTATGTTATTCAATTTAGCGCCGCGCATATCTGCACTAAAAAAATCTGCTTCCTCTATAATTGCGCCATCAAAATTAGCGCCGCGCAACTTTGCGTTTTCAAAAAGTGCATGAGATAAATCCGTGTTTGAAAAATCTACACCGTTTAAATTTTGGTTAGAATAATCTTTTGTTACCGATTCTTTAAAATCATTACTGCCCGAACCCCATCGGCCATTAGCATCCCGTTCTTGGTCGGGGTTAAAGGCAAAGATTTTTTTCAACTCTTGGAGGGGCATAAAACGAGTCATCTCCGGCGGTTCATCCATACCGTCAAGCCAAATAACAGCCCCCGGAAGCGCAGGAAACGGAACGATGGTTGCACCCATAACTTCGTAGTTCGTGAAGACCATTGGAGCAACCGCTTCAGGAGAGTCATCTTGCTCAAACTCCGCTGCACCAATGTCGATTGAAACAAATCTTAAGGTTTGTGATTTCAACAAATCAACAACTTGTTTCCCGTATTCGGTGTTGGTGTCAATCACCCCCTTGCCCATTACGCGCTCACCATCGGATTCGATGTGTTCAATCTTTCCGACTAGCACCGAACCCGAATGGCCACCGGCTTCAGGGTTGACCATTTGCGCCATTATCGGCAGCGGAGGCTGGCGCATCTCCATCCCACCCAATTGAAGTAGGCGCCCGTCGCTTGTCGGCGTTCCTTCGATGGCTAGAATTGTTGTAAACGGAACAAAGTTTTTATCCATTTTTTACTCCATCGTCGTAAGCAGACAAGGATTCTGCCGAGATTTCGTCTTCAAGAATGGGAGGGTACTCCATAACGGATGGGATTCCAAAAATGTCTGACTCGTCAGAAATCTCGCCCGAAATGATTCGAGCGGCATCGCATTGACAATACTGATGGTCACCCGGAAAATAAAAATCTGTGGCTGGCCAATCTTTATTGTTAACCAAAGCCTCGTCATCCCATTGCGCAAATTCAAGAAGGTCTAAATCAACGTGCGGTTCGAACGGAGATTGGCGGCTACTTTCTTCTCCATAAACCCAAATGTATCCGTTAGAAAACTTAAGGCCATTTTCGCCAAGAACGCCCTCAGCCGTTTGGCCTGAAGTTGAGCCGCTTATTCCGTCGGCTACTGGCTCGGAGCCGATAACGGTTGACTTGGTATCAACGGCGCCCCCGCCCGCTATGCGTAGAGAACCTCGCACGGTACCGGCGGGAACCAAAATGTCTTCAAATTCTCCATTGAGAGGTTGAGGTGTTGTTGGCTCATAAAGTTTAATTGCTGCTAGTGCGACTAACGCTCCAGCAAACCAAAGCCATCCGTTGTTCCTGTCTTCTTCTTGCTGTTGTTCTAATTCTTCTTCGCGCCAAGCCAACTCGTATTCGCGCATCAACCTTTGCATTTCGCGATGGTTTTGCTTCACCCAAAGTTTGTATCTTTCTTCAAGGCTTCCAAAGGACTCCACTAAAAGGTCTTCCGGTGAAGACGCAAATTGTTTTACGATTCCTTCGCCTAAAGTCGCCGCCACTAAATGGCTTGGAACATTAGCAATTAGATTGCTGGTCATGCTTGTTTTGTCTTTTTGGGCAAGCGAGCGCAACCGGTTACCGGCCTTTTCCATAACATGACGCATTTCAGCGTCGGCTGCAACCTGAATTCTTTGTCGCAAAGCGCGCTCGTTACGAGCAAGTATTTTACTTAACTCGGTTAAATCTTTACCGGCGGAAGCCACTAAGGCTTTATCTTTTGAATTGGCCTTTTTTTCTTTACTTGGAGGTTTTTTGCTTGTTGTTGCTGCGTCTTTTTTCTTGCTGTCGTTTTTTAATTCTTCAGGCTCTTCAGGTTCTACGGGTTCCGGAGCCGCAGGTTGCGGTCCGGCAAGAATCGCTATAAGTTCTGTCCGGTGTTTCAATTCTTCATCATCCGGCGCTGCTTCTTCGGGGATTGTAAATGTAGTTCTTAGGTAATCGCCCGACACTTCGATACGGTCGTAAGCGTCAAGCACGCGCGCAGCCGCATCAGGATGGCTGACTAGTTCTGAGTTGTCATACCAAAGCCGATACCGATGAGCGTCAGTAATTCCCATTTGCTCAAGAGCGGGGCGGTAATAGCCGACGGTTAAAGCATCAAGTAGCGCAATGGCTGCGGGTTCAACGTGCATCCTGAAGGCGTCTTCGGTAATAGCCCATGCAGTCCAATGATTAACGTCTCCCATTCCGGTAATTACTTCGGTAGGCAAGTCCACCGCTGCGGCCAACGCGCTTCTTGATTCATCTCGTAATTGAATTGCGGTTTTATCAATCTCTCTGTCTAGGCGTTCGTATCGCACGGCAGCAATGTCGTCTTTAGCCATGCGAATTAAAAATGGCACAACTGCGGCTGCGGATTTAGAATCATTAATAGGTGTTGTAAAATGAAGAATCAAATCGCGCGTAAGAGCGTCTTCGGTTTCCATTCCGTCACCCTCGTCGGTTGTTGGGTCGGGTGAACCAAACGACGCCTCTTCAGGAATAAATAAAATACCGGAAGGAATTCGACTACTTGCCGAAGCGCGCACCATGTTGTTAAGCAGGCGCAGGTCTTCACACGTTTCTAAAGCCGCTCGAAGCGCACAGTCGGGCATTTCGCGATACGCCGGATGGCGCGTCATTATTTTAAGAACAAAACAATCGTCGTCAACCGGTATCAGTTCGTTCATCCGAGCGTCGGGAAACGGGCGGATGGCAAGGCGACCTTGTTCGTTTACTACGACAGACATTACTGATTCGATTGACCACTCTTCTTTATCTTCAACCGTTCTTGCAACAACATATGCTTCACCGGCAATTGAAATATTGAGAGAGAGTTGTTTTATTAATTCAGACGACCCACCCTCTCCAGCCTCCAGCCTAGCAAGAATTTCTGTGCTTGCTGCTACCGCTTTTTTATCAGCGTCGTCGCTTTTTGAAAGAGCAATGGGTACGCTGTTGTCAATATCGTCTAAACTCGGAACAAGTTTTAATCTTGATATTGCCGATGCTTTCCAGTTGAGCGCAAAACGCAACTCGCCTAAAATATCGTAATAGTCATAGGCTTGTCGTTGCCATGGAAGCGGCCTCCGTCGGCCTACAACCGAATCAAGTCGGACAGACGGGTCTATAACTATAGATGCAGCGGTTAAAGAACGAGCAGGCTTATAGACTTCTTTTTTTGCCATTGAGCGCTATTCCTACTCTAGAATATAGATTGTAAAAGCACTATAACAAATAATCACCAAGAATCTAAACGACTCGAAACCTCACCGGCAACGGCACTCAGCGCTAGCAATCGAACAACGGTTTTTCCAAGCGGTAACCTTTTTAAAACCAAAACTGTTCCGGCTGCCCAAATGCTCAGGCAGTACGGACAATCAAGAAGTTGCAATACTTTTTGACCTACCCCATACAAAGAGACAAATTCTACGGTTTTGTCTCGCATTGGCTCCGTAATGGTGTCCACGCCAAACAGCCTTGTCAGCCGCCAAGCCGCAAGGATATCTACGGTCAAATCAGTCAAGATTAATTCGCACCACGGTCGCGCACGGGTCGTACCCATCTTCCCACTCTTGCAGTTCTTCTTCGCTCCACGAAATTCCGTCATGCGTGTCACATACGGGCTGAGAACACCAGCCTTTTGATACTCCGAGGTCTATCCATTCGCCCAAGTTCTTAGGTTTCATCGTTTTCCTTCTTGTTGCCAAGTTCGTGCGTCACTATTGCGGCTCTAGTCAGGCGCGCTACTAACTTCACATTGTTTGCTGGAACCGACCACACCCTATGTCCGTAGAAAATAATGTGTGAAAGCGGTTCGTCGGTTTTCATGATTCCAACCAATCGTTAATTGCGGTTGCGGCTCGTTGTGTGGATAGTCCGTCAAGTGTATCTCCGTAGGCTACCTTGAGCGCGGCAGCACGCTTTTCTTGGTGATGTGACGGGTCTGCCATCGTAATATCAAGCCACCGTTCTATCTTGTCGTCAGGTTCTAAATCAGGGCAAGGTACTGCATCCCAAAATCTAAGGCCGTGGTGAACATCTCGCCGCCACTTGGAAGACCGAAGAGCAATTGTTTTTTCGGCTCCGGCGGCAGCAAACTCATAAAGCGTGGAGGAGTTGTCCACAATGTAGAGCGAAGCCTGCGCCATGACTTCTTGCCACGATTCGACAACGCGAATGTTGGCTTCTTTGTAGGCTCGCCTCAAGTTATCAATAACCTTGGGGTGGCCGTGTCCACGCAGTTGCCAACCTCGCCGGTCGCACGAGTCTTTTAGGTCGCTCAGTTGGTGGCACCAATCAGGCCACGCCGTTCCGGATTCAATGCTTACCCGCGCAGGCCAATGAAAACTAATGACCACCATCGGAGCCGACCGTTTTCGCTGCTCCTCTAACTCAGAGCGTCGGTCAATCCACTCGTCAAGGTACGGCACCCCGACCACGCGCGCGCGAGCCGCTGGCCATGAGGTCAGGTTTGCATTGGCTACCGCTTCACTTGGGCAAAGAAACAACTCAACCCGCTCGCGACCTAGCCCTCCTGCGTAAGAAATGTTGTCACTATCGATGTAGGTTTGCCCTGCTCCGTGTTCCATCAAAGCAACGGGTCTGTCTCCTACTGATTGCAGGTCTGCGCCACCGGCAACCAACACAGGGCGGCGACTCTCGCTTTTGGGAGAGCCGACTTCGGCAACGATGCCCAATGCTGCTGCGTGACCAACCAGTTCTTTTTTCTTTACAACAAACTTGCCCGTGCTTGATAGGTTTTTCCAAACCGGAGCAATATGTTTTATGTAATGCCATTGCGAAACATAACAATCCAAGTCAGGCATGAGCAAGGCCGTCAAGTCCGGCAATCGTAACTCCAAGCCCTGCCATCACCAGCACGAGCGTGGTGTATTCATAGCCGTCTTTTGACAGAAGCCGGTTCAACAGTTCGCGAGCAAGTGCGCCGAGAATCACTAGACCAGCCATTGCTAAAAAGATTCCTTGAGCCGTCGTCATGTCGCCTCCCTTGTCAACTCGCTTCGATAAATTTGCCGCATTTCCCACACTCGTAGCCATGATAATCTCGGCCATCATCGTCAAACTCATAACGAACCGCCCACTCGTAGCAATTGTGGGCAAGTTGCTCACTCTGCGTTTGATTACTCATTATTTTGCCTCCTTTGATTAACTAGGTATACCGCCAAATAATTTAGCAAGGCGAACCGCCTCAAGATGTGAAGCAATCAACTCAGCAATTCGTTCGACGCTGAGGCCAGCCTCTTCGGCTTCTTCAATCGCCGCCTTCTTGCCGGTATCGCCTCCGCCTATCGCTACATTTAAAGCGAGAGCGTCTAGAAGTGCGTACTCCGCTAGTTCTTCAGTTTCTGTTGTCATTGTCTTCCTCCTTTGATTGTTCTTGAAAGTTTACCGCAGCCCAACTGGCCAGCCGAGATGCCAGCGCGATTGCGTCGGCTACTGGTCGCAGCAATCGGTCGTATTCTGCGAGCGTAGCGGACACCTGTTCCACGCGCTGCTCCAATGCGGCCAACTCGTCGGCTATATCTCCGCAGCCTCCGGCTAGTTCACTATTATTTACCGTCGTCATCATTTTCCTCCGTGTTTTTGTCTTCAATCCACCGTTCATAAGCGATGGCATTTAGTTCTTCTTGGTCGCCGTAATCGCTTGAGACTTTTACGAACCCCAAGTCGTGCCATACAACACTTTGTTTTTTGTATCGGCCAGTCCAGCGGCCAAGTTCGTCGCGTTCGTATTCGTTCATAATTGACTCATGTTAAACGCTGGTATCGCTACTCAGCAAAGCCAAATTGCGAGCGTGCTTGGCCTCGGTTACTTCGTAAAAGTTATTGAATGCCTGCTCTTTGGCTTCTTCGATTGCCGCTCCGAACGCGCTGTGAAACGCTACCGCATCTTTAATAGAAAAAGCGCCCGAACCCCAATTGATAGTTGTTATGCGAGGAGTACCGGTTACGACATCGCCGGTCTCATCAAAAACAACTTCGCCCGTTGCGTAACCGGCATCAAAGTCAATGGGTGTGTATATTTCTATTTTTATTTTACCGCTATCCGGCAGTACCGTATTAACAGCAGTAGCATTTTTGCTTTTGTGTTGGTCTATTTCTATTTTGACTGTTTTCATGTTGCCTCCCTTTTTAGTTTAAGTTAGAATTGGGTTCCAACTAAGATTGCGCCGTCTAATTTTGCGCCCTTTAGGTTTGCACCGTCTAGGACTGCATAGGACAGGATTGCTCCACGCAGGTTTGCGCCGGTCAGGTCTGCGTTGCGCAGGTATGCGCCCGACAGGTCTGCTTTAGTCAGATTTGCGTAGCGCAACTTTGCGCCGGACAGGTTCACAGAGCGCAAGTCTACGCCGGACAAGTCTGCGCCGGTTAAGTGTGCGCCGGATAGGATTACGCGGTACAACTTTGCGCCGGTCAGGTTTGCGTCAGTCAGGTCTGCATAGGTTAAGTCTGCGTGGCTGAGGTTTGCTTTGTGCAGATTTGCGTCAACCAGTTTTGCATAGGTCAAGTCTGCGTAGGACAAGTCTACTTCGGACAAATCTGTGTCAATCAGGTTTGTGGCGGTCAGGATTGCGCCTGCTTCGATTTCGACTCCGTTTATTGTTTTCATGTTGCCTCCCTTTTTAGTTTAATTGTTTTGATTAGGCTTGGTACTTTTGTGCTGAATCGATGGCAGCGGTGACGGCTTCATCGGCAGTTGCACCGTAGAAGAATAAACGCTGGCCAAGAGGGTAATCGTAGTTAACATCTACCTCCCAAATACCGTCGGGGAGTTGATTAAGCGTGGCGCCCACCAAGTAAGCGTTCGGCTTGGTCAAGAGCGTTTTGAACGGAGTCGACCAAACAATAGGCTTGCGGCCACCGCCGCCGAATTGCTTGAAAAAAGGCGCTAGGAGGTCGTAACCACCGCGAGCAAAACCAGCGCCGGGGCGCCAGTAGTTCAAGTCTTTTCCAAGAACTTGAATTACTAGTTTTGGGGTTTGGAATTTACTTACATCTACTTGGCTTACATCCGCTGTTTGCATGGTGCCTCTCTTTCTGTTGCTGGCTTTTTCTCCCTACAGGTATACATTAGCATAGATGCTTGCCCAACGCAATGGTTTACATTTTATGAGTAATAGCACCGTTTTAAACAGTCCTTGTGCGGAGCGCCGAGACCTGCTAATGTAGGGGTGTAGAGAGAGAAGGCCAGCAAACAAAAGGAGCGGCAACATGAAAACAGTAAAAATTGTAGCAGGCGCAATCCTGACTAACGCAGACTTGTCCAAAGCAAACTTGTCCTACGAAGACTTGTCCAACGCAGACCTGTCTCGCGCAGATTTGTCCGACGCAACCCTGCACGGCGCAAACCTGACTAACGCAGACCTGCGTGGCGCAAACCTTTACAAAACAAACCTGTCCTATGCAGACCTATCGGGCGCAAACCTCACCGGTGCAAACTTGCGTGGCGCAAAGTTGTCTCACGCAAACCTGCGCTCCGCACAGTTGTCCGGCGCAGACTTGTACGACGCAATCCTGTTTGACGCAGACCTAACTGACGCAGACCTGCGTGGCGCAGACCTAGACTACGCAGACCTGACCGGCGCAAACCTGACCGGCACTAAATCCTAATAAAACCAAAAGGAGGCAACATGAAAGCAATAGCCATTAGCACCGAAGGCGGCATTACCGAGTTGGTCGATGTTGGCCTTGAGACGCTGCAAACCGCAGTAGGAGGTTATATCGAAGCGGTCACGCTCTCGCACCGAGCGACTTTGTGGCTTAACGAGGAAGGTAAATTAAAAAAACTTCCCCACAATCCTTATGCCCAACAACTTTGGGATAATGTTTACGGAGCAAAAACGGACTACATCGTAGGCGATGTCGTCGTCACGGGCGGAACCGATGACGAAGGTGAAACAATTTCACTCACCGACGCTCAAGTCAACGAGATTGTTGAACTTGTTGAAAATGTAAACTCTTGGGTTACGCCACGAGCCGCTGTTTTTAGCGCAACCGAGCGCTAACGCCTAAAAAAGGAGGCAACATGAACATTGACATTGCAATCAAAAACGACCCATCGTTCTTATGCTTATTGTTGTGGGATGAACGGCAAGCACATCGGGAGTGCAAAATCCATACTTCCGACGCTGACTTCCCGATACTAGATGAGATGCTTGGGTACCTTGCAGACAGGCACGGTGTGACGCTGGAGTTTGTCACCAACCTGTACCAAGACGAACTGGTCTGTGATTGCCCGTTCGTAGTCGAACACGCTTACTTCGACAACTAAATCAAAGGAGGCAACATGAAAACAATAAACGGAGTCGAAATCAAACCATACGCAGACCTGTACGGTGCAGACCTGCGCTTGGCGGTTCTAAACGGCGCAAACCTGTACGGCGCAGACCTGACTCGCGCAGTCCTGACCCACGCAGACCTGCGCGACGCAGACCTAAATGGCGCGTGCTTAAACTACGCAGACCTGTGCGGTGCAGACCTGACCGGTGCAAACCTAGACCGCGCAGACCTATCCGGTGCAAACCTGTCCGGTGCAGACCTATCAGGCGCAATCCTCACCAATACAAACTTGTCCGGTGCAAATCTACGCAATGCAAAATTAGACGGCGCAATCTTGAAAGAAACCAAGTTCTAACTTAAACTATAAAAGGAGGCAACATGAAAGCACAAACAGACGCGCCAACCGGCTGCTATGTCGACGGGTGCCAATACACGATTGAAGAAGGTAATCAGCGAGTCTTAGATATTGCTCGCGACTTTGGCTACTCAGGAATCGATGTCGATGAGTCAATAGATTGGCTTAATAGCAACTGTCGAAGCACCGACGGACAGGCTTATTGGGGATGGTTTGAGAGCCTGTTTGGGCTTTGGGAGAGCGATGAATAGCCACAGGGAGCGCCTATTAGGGATGCTAGACGAGGGCTTGCTATGCCCCATGACTACCGCTGGGTGGCTAGTCGGGTGGCTGAGTGAAGACGATGTTGGGGCATTCCTTGACGCCTATGAACTTAGCGAGCGATTCGCGGAGAATAGCAATAAATAGCCTAGGCGAACTTATTTAAGTCCTGTTAGGGATTTACAATAAATGTCAGTCCAATACGGCCAAGCCAAACTGACCGCCCAATTTCGAGCGGCCTCGCTGATGTCAAAAATGTTTTTAGGCGAGCAAATTAAATCTATCGCTTGCGCAAGAACTTCGGGGGGGGTTGAGTAAACATCGAATGTTCCTCCGGCCATACGCGCGCGTGCGTGTGATTGCGCTGGAATTGTAAGCACCGGCCAGTCATGCTGAGGTGGCAGGTCTAGCATTAGAGTCGGAATCCCGCAGGCTGCTGCCTCTTGAACCGGCAGACACAATCCGCCGTACCGCCTCGGCATCACCAGCAGGTCAATGTCTTCCGTGTAGTTTTCCCAATAATTTTTTACCGGCGGTCTGCTTTCTACTAAAACATTTCCATAAACCCGTCTAGGCATTTGGCTTCCGGCCATTATTAGTTTGAGAGAAGTTCGAACCAGCGGTAGCGCCTGCATCAGGAGGTCGGTACCGTTTCTGTCCAGCATTGCTTCGCCAGCAATGTGAAGCATCGTAGAAATGTAGCCCCGCTGTTTGTAAACAAATCTATCTAGCGCAACCGGCACAGGGATTATCCGAGAATGGTTAATATCCTCGGCGTGCCAAGCGGTCGGCAACCAAATTTCGCAGTCCTTATCTTTGTCCTTTAACAATTCGGGCATGGCGTGAAGCACAACCCGACACCCATGCTCCTTTGCGATAGCAAATAGGTTTGGGCTGTACGGAGTTTCTGCGGTGTAAACAACATCTAAATCTTTGACTAGCCACTCAATCTCTTCGTCGGGAATCGGGTGGCCGGTAGAACGGACATCTTCAACAACTGCTTGGATGCGCTCGTAACGCGTAACTCCTCTTGACCTGTGGCCTAAATCAACGACTAGCGCTCGCTCAACCTTTAGGTGTCGGGCGAACTCTTGGGTAAGGCTTCCGAGTCCTCCGTCATCCGCTCTTGCGATAAGTCCGAGCCGCATTCTTCTACCCTTCCGCCGTTGTGAACTTTAAGAACATGGTTGCGAATAACAGCCAGCGTTCCGGTCAGCCCGCATTTTTGGCAACGATTCATTTGGGGATGTAGTAGGTGAGACTAACTCTCCACGAGTCGTCGGTTCGAGGCTTTAGTTTAGTAACGCCGTGTTCTACATTAGCGCCGTCAAAAGTAATCACGCAATTTTCCGTAATCGACACGCCGAGTCTGAGTTCAGGAAAAACTAACTCTCCGCCGTTCATGCCTTCGCCGAATAAAACAACTGCGCTGGTGGCAGGGTAAGGCATCGTTACATCTCTATGCACCTGAAGCGTAGCGTTGCGCGACTCTAAGCAATCGGTGGGCTGCTCACACTCCAGCACTAAGGCTAACTCTAACGCCATCATCAACCAGCAACTTAGCGGCTCGGTTTTATGCCGAAAGTACCTAGCGCGATAGGGAATAGGCTCATCGCGTGACGGCCACACTTCTCTTCTCATCCGGTCGTAGACCCGCTCGTTTATTTTATGAACGCCAACGCCGTCTGTCTCTTCGCCCACGACTAGCAGCCGGTCATAATCTTCCGCCGTTACTTGTTGCTTCATTTGTTATACGGAGTCGCCCATAGTTCTCGGTCGGGGTCGCCCCCCCATTTGTTTTGATACTTCAACCGTTGCTCTCCAATGTTAATAGCAACGTGGTCAAATCGAAGCGAGTGAGCGTCGCCAAGCGAGTCGTAATCAGCGGGAATCCAATCGTGACTATTTGCCGCTGGTTTGCCATACTCCATTTTGTAACGATACAGGTAATCGTTATCTTCGTAGTAGGCGGGGTTGAACAACGCGTCAAACCTACCGACCCGCTCAAGAACATCGCGAGAGATGGCGTGCAGGTGCCAACCGCAATCAATCCCGCTGACCATGTGTGCGCTGCTTTTCTCTAGGCCGTCTAAAAAATCAATACCACCCTTGTTGAATCGTATGGTGGTAGATAGCAGGATAAGCCAATCGGCCTGTGAAGCAAACACCCTGTCTATTCCAAGGTTCCATGAACTTGCTACCCCGATGTTTATTTCGGAGTTGTCGACCAGCACGCACTCCCATCGGTCGTCGCCTGCGCGTGAGTTCTCTGTGGCCACCATCAGGTCTCTGTCTAGCCAAGGCAACACGCAAACTGCCCTCACCGTAAACCTACGACCTTGAGCATCTCGGCCACCCGAACATCGTAACTGCATCGCTTCTTGATTTCCTTCATGGTTGGAGTGGTTAGCGTCTTACGCAGGTTTGGGTCGGCTCTAAACTTTGCTGCCCAACTCTTTGCTTTGGCGCTCATCTCGTCATAGTCATTAAAGCCATACCAATCAATCGCAGTTATGCCCTCTAGTTCTTCTTGTAGCGCTTCAATGCGAGGGAACAAAAGAAACCCACCTCGGCCAAGCGTTTCATAAACCCTGTCGCTCCAATAGAGAGACTTGCCATATTTACGAGAAAGAGTGTCGCCCACGATAACGGGGATTGCTGAATAAAGTTGGTTGAGTTGCTTGCCCCGAATTGCTGGCTCATTGTTATTTGGCGCAAGAAGAAACTTGTCACCAAAGTCTTTCTTGAGTCGTGCCTGAACTTTACTTCGGTTCGGCCATTTGTTGTGGTGGTAGCGTTTTGATGAGCCAATGAAAGCAACGTCGTACTGCTTCCATTTAGAAGCGTTTCCATAGGAGCGGCACTCTTTTGTTTTGACACCGGCACGCAAATAGTGATGGTTGATGCCCAGCGCAGCAAACTCTTCTTCGTGGTCGCCGTCTGCCGTAAAGACATGAGCCATGCGGAACATCGGGTCGTTAGCGACTATCGGTTCGCGGTCTAGGCCGAAGAATAAATCTAAATGGTAAGCGGCAGTAACTATGCCCGCTCGGTCGCACAAACTCCACAGGTCGCGAGCGTGATGAGGTAACCCCCACGTGCGCGTGTAGAGCAGGAGGTCGATGTTGGCCACGCGTGCTAGAAAAGCAGGCCAGTTATCTGTTGCGTCATCCTCTTGATAACACTCAACCGTTGCGCCGAGCGTGCGCAAACTGGCTGCCACATCATTTTCTGTTGAGTGTGGCGGCCTAAAATTGCCGAGGTAAAGAACTCGCACTATTCGGCGTCGTCGTCGTATAAATGAACTGCGCCTGAACGAATTGCAGCAGTAAGAACTAGGCGCGCAGCATCTTCAACGGAAATGCTTCCGTTTCGATTTGCCAACGCTGCGGTTCCGGCAGATACGGCGATTGCTTTTACTTGCTCTGCTGTTGTCAACTTTACCCCCTTTCCTTAATCAAAGACCTTCTGTTCTTTTCGAGTGCGCCGCGTTGAGCGGGGTCAAGGCCGCCAAACAATCCGTAGCGCGCACTACCGGCAAGGCCACGCTCCCATCGAAGAGCGTCTAAAAGACATTCTTCGCGCACAGGACACTCACTTAAACACACTTCGCGAGCCTGTTCGTAGAGCAAATTTGTTTGCTTGGGCAATCTTGAAACACGTTTTGGCGGGTCAAGAAAGAACTGAGCAGTTGTAATATATTTATGGTTTTTGCAAGCAGCATCATCAGCCCAATCTTTGGAAATAGGTTCTACTTGTTCCCGCACCCGCACCCTCGGCGCGTCATAGTCCATTCAACACCGTCAACGGTGGCTGTAACGATTTTTCCCGTTTGCACAAATGTGGTAACGGCACCCTCTACTAAAACATCACCCGATTGGGCATCGAAGAGCCTGAAGATATCGTCAGAAATCTGAAGACGCACGCGGTCGTACTCAACCCCGCCGCCAATTGCCTTTACTCTGCTCATAGTGAGTTTTTTTGACAAAATCTTTTCCCCTATAGGCGTAGAAAAAGCGTATCACATTAATGTAATTTACGACGCTATATGCGAGCGTAGGCCACGGATGAGCCGGATGTGCGGATGGGGCTTTTCCGCCGCAAATAAATCCACGACCAATAAGCAGCGTCTACTAAATCGTAAGGTTTGACAATAGGAAACCGGCGCAAAGCCCGTTCGAGTATCGGCGCGCAATCAAACGAATGTATTATTCTTCCCTGTTCGTAATCCGTTAACATTTGCGCTGCTCGGTGAGCCTTTGGGCCGTGACCAGCACCGGCCTTTGCCCATCTAAACTTCGGGTCTCTTTTGTTTGCAAAATCAGGGCGCTCGTTTAGAACCATCAGTTTTGCTTCCCTGAAAACACTTGACCAAGTATCCCCACCTTGGTCGGTCTCAACTCCAACCACTTCGGCGCCTTCTTCATACGCCCAAACGATTGCTTGCCGCAAAGTTAAAACTGGAGAACTCCTTTGCTCCCAACTCCTAAGCCTATAAATTTTATGGTCTGACCCTATCCCATCAACCTGTATCCCTTGGGAATCGCTGCGGTCAGTATCGGTAACGGCGGGGTCAACCCACACAGTAATTTCCACCATGTCGGGCATATCTTCGCGAGCCATATGTTGAAAATCGATATGGTCAAACAATCCACCGCTTCTGATATTTGTATCGTGTTGGCACTCAATTAGAAAAGCCGTCAGCCCAAATTCATCAATCATCCGCTGGCAGGAGGTGAGGCTTTGCCCTGACCAAGTAGCGTTTCCGCTTACAATCTCATACCCTCCGCTTTTGCGCGGGCCGGTGAGAAGGTTTTCGATAGCGGGAATCGGTCCGCTGACTTCTCTGTGGATAAGGAATTCAGCCCTGCCGTCAGCAAGCCGAGAAAATATAGAATCTGCGTGAACGATGTTTTGGATTGCCAACACCGTGCCGGTTTCTGCCATCGCTGGCAAAATTGTGCGAGTTAAAGCGTTAATCTTTTTTTCGGTGGTGCCAACGCTGTCTAGGGCATCATCCAAGTCATCCAAGATAATCAAATCGGGTCTGCGGTCTTCTAGTTTAATTCCTCGCGCCGCCGTATCCAGCCCTATAGCGTCGACCGTGAAGCCCGCTGCCGTTCTGACCCTATTACGCCTCCAGCCCCGTGAAGAGCCGTATTTGCCCACACGGCGGCTGCTGAGAGCAGGGTAATGTCGACCTAGGGCATCGCTCTCAAGACTTGCGGCCACATTTCCCACATGGTCGTCAGCGCGGTCTTGGGTTCCCGACACATAGAGCGCATACGAGCGCGCCCCTCGCGCCCCCAACGCAGCGCACGCTAATTCCGCTGAAGTCGATTTGGCTCCTCCTCGTGGCCAAATGGCTATAAAAGGTTTCGACGCCTTATCGTCTTGGATGTTCCAAACCCAATTCCAAAACTTTTCGTGATGCGGCGCAAAGTCGTGGGAGCAATGCTGTGGAAATATCTGCGTGAGCCAATCTTTCCAGCCGTGAGATAGCAGTTCGTATTCGATTGCGCGCTTAATGACATCTACCTGTTCAAGCGAACCGGTTTTCTCTGCAAAGTGAAGCGCTGCAAGCATGTCGTCAACATCGCTATCGGCCAATGGAGATTTTTCATGGAGATATGACATAACTGACACAATACACTCTTTTTGTTGATTTAACTGCCTATATCGGTAGTGTCAACTTCGCCCGCTTCAATAGCCAACCGGCGCTGCTTGGCCTGTTCGACAAGCGCTACCGCTTCCGAAACCATTAAAGCAATGTTTGTTTGTTCGGCTATTGCAATGGCGGCCTCCGGTACATTCTTTCTGCCCCAATGTTCGGGAGAAGAGCGCTCCAAATACCACGCTGCCGCTTTCCAGTCAGGATTAGAACCGTCAGTACCATCAGCAGCCTGAACTATTCGACCAACCATTCTTAACCGGACAGCCCCCACGGTTTCGCTAACGCGTTGAGAAAATTCGTAATATTGGCTATCGGCCTCAACAACCGGTAAGTCATTGTCTAAAGCATCTTTGTATTTCTTGCCGCGCTCAAGCCAGCGGAAAAGAGTTCTTTCGGTGATTCCTGCGTACTTGGCAACATCTGAAAAGTGTGCGCCCGACTGCAATCCGTCAAGCACGCGTTTTTCGACGGCTTCGTTCAAAAGAGTTTGTCTGCCCATAAGATTATCCTGACGAGGTTTTTTGCCAATTTGTTAAAAGATACTCAAAACAATCACCATACGACTCTAGGCCAATGTTCCACCGCAAAGACTCAATCATGGATAAAACGGTTTCGTATTTTTCGCTATCGAAGAATAGGGTTATCGATTGCTTTGACCCGTTTGTTGAATCGCTTTCCCTTGAATCAAAAATTGTTCTTTCGGTTGACAATTCTTCTAAAAAGAAATCTAAATCGTCGCCGGTGTATCCGGTACCGGCAAACTTTTGATTGCTTTGGCTCAGGTTGGTTAGCAGGTCGGCCAGCACCGAAAAATCGTTAGAAGCCAAATCGCTTGTTCGATTGTCAGCCAACATTATTCGAAGGGCGGTTTCGTCATCGACATCTACCCACACAACGGGGATTTCAGTAAAATCTAGCGCCTTTGCAGCCATCCACCGATGGTTGCCAGCAAGAATTCGTTTTGATGAAACCTGAGCAACGAGAGAGCCGTAGAATCCATTTTTTTTAATGCTTTCTGAAATTGCGCCGACATCTCCTTGACGCGGGTTTTTCAAAAAAGGAATAAGTTCGTCTATCGGAACAAGTTCGGCGTCTTTGTTAATAAATCGCACAAATGAAGTATAGCGAGTTGACGGAGAGGTACTACAACAAACGAAAGAGAGGTAAAAACATTTGCTGTTTCCACACCTCCGCCAACTCGTTGAACAGTTTAATCTAAATTTTCAACTTTTGCTAATCGATTTATGGCAATTGCCCTACATGAATAGGTCAATAGGATTATAATAATAATGAGCGCTTATTAAAGCCAACAACAGCAACGGTTTTTAGACTATTGCACCGGATAGGCAGACCTGCTAAGATAGGAGTGTAGAGAGAGGGAGGCAACATGCGGTATTACGGAAAAGAGGTCGAAGGCGGAAAAGTCCGCGACCTAGAATATGTGCCGATGATTGACGGTGATGAGTTTGGTAAAAAAACTTACCTCACCTCATTAGAAGCCTTAGCGGTGGCAAAAGACAAAGCCCGCCGTGATTATTATTCCTCGCATCCTGACGCCGATAGCGTAGTTTGGGTGTTGGCGGGCAAGCCCAAGCGCGATGACGGCGGATGGGATTGGGGAGCGATTGCCAACTGGCACATTCTTGCCGCTTAAATCAATTAAAGGAGGTGACGAAGTATGCAAACTTACAAAATCATAAGGTTCTTCTTTGACGGAGACGCTGAGAATAAAGAAACTGGCCTTACCCTTGAAGAAGCCCAAGCCCATTGCAAGCGTGAGGATACGCACGGCGATGGTTGGTTCGATGGTTACACAGAATCGGACTAAGGGAGAACGCACCGGCGTCATGGCTCCAAGTCGTGCCGTCGGTTAAGTTTGATGTCTCACACCGGTGTTAGTCTAAATACCCAACTTAATCAACTAGGAGAAAAATGACTGAAGATAAAATACAAGCCACATTTGGAAAAATTGACGACAAATGGACTGCTCGGATTGAATCCGGCCAGCATCAAGAACCCAAGGTTGGTTCTCAAGTAGTAATTGTTAAAAAAGATGGCGATTCAAAAAATATTACTTTGGTTCACCAAGTTGGCACTAAGCCGATAGGCGACGGGGGTTCTGTCGTTACATTTTGGGATTTCTTTGAGGGTTGGTCAAACTCTGAAGAAACCAACGACGAGCCGAATATTGTTGAATTGGAGGATAATGAACCTTTCTGAATTAGAACTCGAAGCGCCGGAATCATGGCGCGCGTTGAATCATGCTGATTTAGTCAGCAGTCCGCTTACTAAAGAGTGGGCAGACAGCATTTGGCGCGCGCTGGTTGAAGAGTTTGAGTTTGACCCCGAAAACTTTGACTCGGATGCTATTTACAAAGCAGCCGACGGCGCTGTTCCTGTTTATTCGCACGAAAAATGGCGATTGTTCTCAAACCTCGCTGCGTGGATGCACGATGAAGATTGCGCTGCTGAGTATGGGAGAACGGCTACCGACTTAGAAACCATTTGCGACCAGTTGTTAGATTGGTGCGCTACGCAGGTGGCAACCTATTACTTTTCTGAAATCGAAGAACAAATTAAAGATTGGGAGGATGAAAATGATGATGCCTAACATTGGTGACATTATGGCCTACGAAAACAACGAGATGACCGAACGGGAAGAGATAGATTTCTTCCAAAGTCTTATTAATTCCGGCCTTGTGTGGAAGTTGCAAGGTCATTACGGTCGCACGGCAACCGACTTCATTGAAGCAGGTATGTGCTTCCCAAGCGACGCGGGTAAGTAGTGGAAACCTACGCCGAACTAAACACGCGCTGTCAAGAACTTCACAAATTGAAGTGGGCAGTCCTCAAAAGACCCAACAGAACGGAAGCCGATGAGGCCGAAGCGATTGCGTTGAGCGAACAAATCGTTGATTTGATTTACACGATGAATCAACAGCGCTACCCTAACGGCTTCCCTGAAGATAAGAAGCCCTACATCCCCGCTTACGATGTTGACGAACGGCGCGAGGATTCGCAATACCTGCGCGATTGGGAATACGAAAGAAGTTTTGACGAACCGTTTCCGCAGCGGCGCCGATGAGTACCGTCAAAGAGTTAAAAGAAATACTAGGAGAGGCCGGTGTAATCGCACCGACCAGCGCAACAAAACATGAACTGGAGGCAATCGTGGCACTTATTCAAGAACCCGAAGTAGTAGTTGATGTAGAGGTTGAACACCCGATTATTGCGACCGAGATTATTTCGACCGAGGTTGACTTAACTCAGCCCGATGAAATAAGTCTTGACAAACCAGCGGAGGCTTTGCCAAGCGCCGACAGGTGGCAACAGATGGAGAGAATTAGCGACAGAATTGCGTCTTCGTCGTTAGTCGCTCCTGCTCTTCGTAATAAGCCCGAAGATATTTTATTAGTTTTACTTGCTGCGCACGACCTTGGCATACCGGCAACGCAGGCGCTATCTAAACTCCACATCGTAGACGGCAAACTTTCGATGGCGGCAGAAATGATGGTCGCGCTTGTCCTGCGTGACGGACATGAATTATGGGGAGACGAAGCAAACGACTCCCAAACGGCAATTTGTTACGGGCGGAGAAAGAACTCGGAAGAGATTGCCAAAGTTGTCTACACGATGGAAGATGCCAAACTGGCTGGACTTGAGCAACGAGCCACATGGAAGAAGTATCCAAAGTCGATGCTGTGGGCTAGGTCTGTTTCGATGCTGTGTCGGCAAGCGTTTCCTGATTCGGTAGCGGGAGTTAGTTACACTCCCGACGAATTAGAATTATCAAAACCGGAGCAGCCAAAGCCAATCGAAGTTTCTGAAGATGTAAAACTTACACTTGCGACGCTTCAGGGAGCGATTCAAGAACTTAAGGAGTTTGCACCGGATGATTGCGAGAAACTCAAGAAACTATGGAAGGAGGTTGGATTAAAACCGCTCGCTCAAATTAGCACGATGGATGAAGCGGATATTGCCGTTGCTCTTCACGCGCGCGTTGTTGATGAGATGGCTTTCTAATGAGCGTGCAGGCCACAACTTGGGTTTGGTCAAATAGCAAAACAACCGGCACGGCAAAACTGGTGATGCTCGCTATTGCCGACCATGCTTGGCAGGATGGAACAAACGCTTGGCCATCAATCGGTCGATTAGCCAAGATGACCGGATTAAGCGAAGACACCGTTAGGCGCGCTGTCAAGCAGGCCGAAGAATTGAACGAACTAGCCGTCGACCGCAAAAATGGCGGTAGAGCAAAAAAGGGGGAACACGCCAGTAATGATTATGTTTTACTCATGACCGAGCAACCCCCGCACGATGAGAGTGTTGAGCCGCAACCCTTGCAAAATGCGACCCCTAACCCCCGCACCACGCGACCCCTAACCCTTGCAGGGTCGGGGGGGAACCATAAAGGAACCGTAAAGGAAACTAAACCATTGTCTGCCAAGGATAACCAAGCGGACAAGGTTTGTCGGAAGTGGTGGGATTCGTGCAACCCGAAGCCGATGCCCGCTGGTGGTTTTGTTGGCGCTCGCAAAATAATCAAAAAAGCGTTGGATGCCGGATGGAGTCCTGAAGACTTAGAGCGTGCTTTGCCAAATGTTGAAACCTTGGCTTTTTGGTCGTTAGAAAAAGCCCTAAAGCAAAATCAACTACAAACAATCATTAAAGTAGAAAAGGAATCGTGGTGGTAACAAACTGGATACTCACCGAGACTGCTAGAACCACGGCAGAAAGAATGGGTGTGGGGGAAAAAGAGGCAATCATTACTTGCGAAAACCCCGATTGGGTTTATGATTCAGAAGTCTTTGCGGGCGCCAAGGTTGCGCTTGGAGGCAGATTGGCGGTCGTGCATGATGAGACCAGTAAAATCGTTATCCATCTATCTTGGCGCCACAATTCTTGGCAAAAAAGTTCGACTCCATGAGCAAACTAAGCGATTTTGATTTAGATTTAGCAATTGGTCAAGAGGGAGAACAACTTGTTAGAGAACTTTTAACGGGAGGTTTAACGGTTGAAGTTAAACGAGATTTGCGCTGGAAAGATACTGGTAATATTTACATCGAAACACGGTGTTGGTCAGATAGAAAAAAGGTTTGGTATCCGTCGGGTTTATCTTCCACAAAAGCCGCTTATTGGGCATTTGTATTAGAAAATACAACGGTTTTAGTGCCAACAGAAACTCTTAAGGTTGTTGTGTTACGGAGCGGAATTGAAACGGAATGCAACATTCCTCCCAACATAAGTAAAGGTTATCTAATAACACCGCAGAATATTTTTGAAACAATAATTCTTTTAGAGAGGGCTTAGAATGGAAAACAAAATACCATACAACATCGAAGCCGAAAGAACGCTTTTAGGCACCTTGCTTTTAGCACCATATCAAGCCGATACTGTTTTTGTCTTACTGCGAGCAGAAGATTTTTATAAACCGCTGCATTCGTCAATTTATTCGGCAATAGTTTACCAAAGGCAGCACGGAAAACCGGTCGACCCCGTTACGCTTGTGTCTGTTCTTGGCGAAATGGGAGTGTCTATTAATCGTTCTGAAATACTTGCGTTGCAGGCTGAGGCAGGAGTTACCACGCACGCTACGGCACACGCCCACCTTATCGTCGAAGCGGCAGCACGAAGAAAATTTATGGCTATGGCCGCTGAACTTAACCAATCGGCAAAAGATTCTACCGTTCCTTTAACAGACATTCTAGGATTGGCTCGAACAATTATTGAGCGCTCTGATTTACCAATGAGTGGAGAGATTGATAAGAATTTAGATGAGTTTGTTGATAACGACCATGCTTACGATTGGCTAATCGGGCCAGATTTGGGAAATCCTTTGGGGCTTCTTGAACGAATGGACAGGATTTTATTGGTGGCCGAAGAGGGCGCTGGCAAGTCAATTCTGTTAAGGCAGTTTGGGATATTATTAAGTCAAGGAATACATCCATTTAACAGAACTCCGATAGCACCCAAAAGAGTTCTTTTAATCGATTTAGAAAACCCACCTCGGTTGGCTGCGCGCAAAATGGCCTCAATCCGAGACCAAGCCAAGATTTTTTGCAATCAAAATAACATTAAGTACGACGCAGAACGATGCCGAGTAATCATGAAACCTGAGGGATTGGACATCACAAAGCGCGGCGACTCTATGTGGCTAACCGAGCGGGTGGCAGCAAACCGACCCGACCTGTTGTGCATTGGCCCGCTCTACAAACTTCACGAAGCGGAAGACGAGAAATCTAGCGATGTGCGTCAAGTTCAGGTAACACTTGACCGAATAAGGACTCGGTACAATTGCGCCCTTTTAATGGAAACGCACGCGCCTCACGAATCATTTACTAAGTTTGGGAAGATACGACCGTCAGGTTCTCGGCTGTGGATTCGATGGCCGGAGTTTATTCTTACCCTGTCGCCGGTTGATAAAGGCAGCAACGAGCATTGGTGGCTAAACCACGCTCGCGGGCCGCGTGACGAGCGAGACTGGCCTGCCGGTTTGAAGCGTGGAGGAGACTTTCCTTGGGTGCCGATGATTGCAGGCGTAATCTAAATGATTTTGGTTGGCGACTGCCTAGAACAGATAAAAAACATAGAATCTCAATCGGTTCAAACTTGCATTACTTCCCCGCCCTATTGGGGGCTTCGCGACTACGGCCACGACGGGCAGGTCGGGCTAGAAGAAACTCCCGAAGAATACGTTGCCAAGGTGGTTCAGGTCTTTGCCGAGGTAAAGCGCGTGATGAAAGACGACGGCACGTTATGGCTAAATCTTGGCGACAGTTACGCTGGGTCGGGGAAAGGTCGCAACGGTGATGGCGGGCGAACCGTAAACCCCAACGACAAACAAACCACCTCGGCAGGAACAATGCTAGGACTTCTTGCGCCATCCATGCCCGATGGACTAAAGCCAAAAGACCTAATCGGAATCCCGTGGCGCGTGGCGTTTGCCCTACAAGCCGACGGTTGGTATCTGCGGCAAGACATCATTTGGGCGAAGCCAAACCCAATGCCGGAATCAGTTAAGGACAGATGTACCAAGTCGCACGAATACCTGTTCTTGTTATCTAAATCGCCAAAGTATTATTACGATAATGAGGCGATTAAAGAACCTGCTGTAACAACGGAAGGGAGACCTAGCGGCGTGGTCAGAGACAGGGTTTACGAATACAACAGCAAACAATCATTGCTTGGTCAAAATCGCGGCGGCAATATTACAACAGAACCAATAACCCGAAACAAACGCGATGTATGGACTGTAAACGCCAAACCGTTTAAGGGCGCACACTTCGCGACGATGCCTGAAGCGTTGGTTGAACCCTGTGTTTTGGCGGGGAGCAGAGAAGGCGACATCGTTCTTGACCCGTTCTTGGGTAGTGGAACCGTAGCCGTAGTGGCTGAACGCCATAGGAGAAACTGGATTGGCTGCGAACTCAACCCCGATTACGCTGCTATTGCCGAGACTCGGATTGAGTCGGCTCGGCCTGAAATGGAGTTATTTCGATGAAGCGTTCTCCGATAAAAAAACAATCTAAAGCCAAAGCCGAGCAATTGCGAATGGAAAAAGCGGTAAAAGAATTTGTGTTTGCTAGAAGTAACGGCCAATGCGAAGCCTGTCAAGCGCGCAAACTTCCGGTAAAAATGGCAACTACAAAACATGAACGCATTATGCGCTCTACCGGCGGCGACCCGCTTGACCCTAACAATTGTTTGGCAGTCTGTAACGATTGTCATGTATGGATTCACGGCAACCCTACAGAAGCCACTAGACTTAAACTATTAAAGCCCAACCAATTGCCATCGCAATTTCGGTTTTACGACGAACGCACCTGCAAACTTACTAGCAAAGGAGATATGTGAAAACGGTTGAAAACGACCTAAAAAAATTAGAAGAATTTACTCATGCGATGGCCGTATGCCGAGAAGAATCGGCCAAAATTGCCCGCACTCGCAGGATGTTGATGTATCGCCTTAATCGAACGGAATCCGTTTCGTATGCTCAACTTTCTGAAGCAGCCAACATAAATCCTGCCCGAACCGCCGTAGAAATGCGAAAAGCGCGAGAAGAAGTTTCCGACATCTAATTTTTGCGTTATACTTATCCTGTCGGCAAGTTGCTGCTACTGGAGGCGCGGCTGCTTGTCGGCACCTTCCCCCTAATCCGAAAGGAATTTTGCTATGCCAAAAAGTACCCAAGTAGCGTTAGGCGTCATTCTTGTTGTCTGCGTCGCGCTTGTTGCGTCGGCAAGCAACGCCGAAGCACCTCATCGGGTGTTCGCAAAGACAGTTGAGAGCGGCTGCAAGCCGTTCCCTGCGCCGTGTGGCACAGAGGTTGATTGGTCTGCGGGCGTTGGTTATGCGGTCGCTTTGGAAGCGGCAGAACTTGAAGCCTTTCTCGCTTCAATCGCTCCGAAGGCATCTAGCGGTGGCGGTAGTTCCGGTTGCGCGCGTAAAGAGCCTCTCTACTCAGAAGGCGACAGATTGAGCGGTCCGATTCCTTCGCACATAATAAATCGCGAGAGCGGAGGCGACTATCACGCTGTGAACTGCTCCTCAACTGCGAGCGGGAAGTACCAAGTTCTTGATTCGACATGGGCTGGATTCGGTGGGTATGCGCGAGCGGTAGACGCTCCGCCTGAAATTCAAAATGAGTGGGCTAGGCAAGCGCGCGAGGCCGCAGGGTGTCGGCCTTGGGGAGAAAGTTGCTAATGGATACGATTATTTTGACGGGTATTGTGATGGGTCTTTTTGGAGTGGTTTATTATTATTTATCCGACCACAATCGTTAGCCTGCTAGAACCGCCCAAGTTTTTGGTCCGCAAATACCGTCGGGGGTTAGCCCGTTGCTTTGTTGGCAGCAACGAACCGCCGCTTCAGTCTGAGCGCCGAACTTGCCGTCTACACCGTTGGTATTAAATCCCCTGCTGTTCAGAAGGTTCTGTAAAGTTTTTACGCACACTCCCGTGCTGCCTTTTTTCAAAACTCTATTCTCGCAAGTGCCAACGCACCGAGGCTTCGATGGCGGTGACGGTTGCGGTTGAGTTGGCGCAATGGGGATTGACTGCTCAATCTTTAGTTTTGCAATTGCTTCTATACTCATGTAGCCCGACACTCGTGGCCGGAGATTATCGCCACAGCAAGCGGTCGCGTACTGGCTACCGGCACTCGCTTCGGAGTGAGGTATGCAGCGGAAGTCTTGAGAGATGTAGCCAAGATAAACACCGTTGACTATGCAATCGGCAGCGGCTTCAATGGCGGCTTCGGTAGGCTCTTCGTTGTAAGGCGGGTGAAAATACCCGTCAAGAACAATACTGATTGAGCGACTGTTCCAGTCGTAGCCTCCGGTGGCGGCTCCCTTGTTGCCCCAGCCACGTGACTCGACGATTTCTCCGGTCGGGCCGTTAACAATTCCAAAATGATAGGCCAAAGAGGAATAGCCGCGAACGACCTCACTATTTTCTAGATTCCGCCAGCGTTGTGGGTCAAAAACAGTTGGCGCGCCTTGCGACGCGGTGTGATGTATTACTACAACATTTACTTGGCCGATACGACCAGCGTCAGGAGTTCTACCGCCCCACTCGCCTCTTGGGTGAAAGTTGCTTGCCATTACAGAGCGGAGCCGGAGTTTTTGTCCATGCCGATGTTTTTGCTAAGCAAAGAAGTGACCGCCGAGATACCTGCGGCGATAGCGCTCAATCCGATGACCTTCCAAACCTCTTTGTTGCCAAAATCTACCGCTCCGGTTATTGCGAGAGTAAACGAAGCCAACGCAGCCTGAATAAAGGTGCGAAAACACCTCTCTAATAAATCTGCTGTAAAAAATCCCATAATCATTTCAGTCCTTCCGTTCTAACTATGTGGTCATCTAGTCGCGTGCTAATCGAAAGCACCTCTAGCGACAGATTAGCCTGTGATTCCGAAACTGCCTCCACCATCTTATTTGCAAGACGCATTTCAACTAAGACCTCATCTACCCTGTCGCTCATCGGAGTCGGAGAGTTATTTACCGCACGGTTTATTTCGCCGACCTGAGTGTTCATGCGCGAGAGCGTAGGTCTGACTGCTAAAACTACTCCTCCGTAGATAGCAACAATCGTGGCCACTAATCCAAGAACGGACATCAAATCGTCGCCTGAGCCGGAAGAGCCGACGGTGTCGTGGCCGAGCGCATACGCAAGCGATGTCAAAAATAGAACCACTCCGATTACGAGCAGCGCACCGGCGACTTT